CGCGATTGGCTTAGGACCAGTTGGAGTAATCCGTGAAGGTTCGATTCCTTTTACCAGCACCAATTTTTATGGGGTCTTAGCTCATTTTGGGAGAGCGGCTGATTTGCACTCAGCAGGTGACGGGTTCGAATCCCGTAGGCTCCACCAATTTTGTTAGTTTATTAAAACTAACTGGTGGAGGCGTCGGATGCGATAAGAAATTTTCTTTAAGCTACTCAGCCCTAGTTTGCCGGTGTCAAATAACCGGTGTTTTGCTATTCTGATGCAATTGGCAGACATTCAAAGCTCAGAACTTTGATTTTTTACAGGTTCGAATCCTGTGAGTAGCACCAATTTGGAGTAAGTGAATATGACAATGCTAAACGCCAGCAAATCAGACATCGTAGAATAATAAAGCATTATATAGGCTTTATTGATAGACGATGGTATCCTGATTTTCAGTCAACCGAAGAAGTTGAAAAAATATTCAGAGATTACCAATCTTACGGTAAAAAAAATCTTACATCCGAACAACTTAAAAAAATTGAACCGTTGCTAAATGGTCAAATAAATTATGAACTTACTATTCGCATGATTGTTGAAGAAATGTGTGATTGGTGGTCTAATAATTGGGGTTGGTATTATCCTTTACAATCTACTATAGATAGTATTAAAAATGATAGAATATTTAAATTATCATTGCTTAAAATAAAGAAAAGATGTATGGAAGAACACGGATTGAGATTTGTTGATTTCATAAACTCTTTTACAGGCATATCACAAGAACAAAAGGATAAATACTTTATACGCAAATTTGGTTGATATTTATAGTAGATATGGAAGATAAGAAAAAAGTATTGGTAAAAATTTGTAGTTATTGTGAAGTAGAATTTCATGAAGTTGGTGCTGCTATGAGACATGTTATGAGACAACATGGTATAGAAGGGAAAGTTACATTTTCTCACGGATTTTGTCCTCGTCATTATATAAAAATGATGAAAGAATATGGTTATAATAATGAAGAGATTAGAATTAAATTTAATTCTGCAAAAATGAATAATAATCTTGCTCCTGATTTGGAAAAACATCCTGAATTGGTTGACATCTATTCCAAAGGAATTTTTACTCAAGAACAATATCAGCAATATATTCTGTCCTTACAACAAGAAAATCAACAAGTTACCGAAAGATTTAAAACTCTTGCCGGAATTCATTCTTGACTTTTCTAATTAGTTATTGTATTATTTGCCAATTATGGCAGCAGAAATGAACAAATGTGAATTTTGTGGATTACCATCTTTAACCCGTGGTCATCATGTAATTCCAAAAAGTAAAGGTGGTGATACTATTGTTCTTACCTGCGAGACATGTGAATCATTTATTCATAAAACTTGGACTCATAATGAACTCCGTGATGTATATAACACAATAGAATCCATTCTTCAAACAGAACAATTTCAAAGATTTTTAAAATGGAGATTGAAACAACCACCGACAGTTTTGTTTAAATCTGAACGTGGTAAGTTTAGAGATAAAAATAAATATCATTAATATGAAATATGTAGTAGAAAGAAAAAGTAGATTACTTAGCATAGAAAACGGAAAGCCTCTTGGTAATGTAAAAGTATATTTAGAAGATAAACGTTCCAAAAATATTCCAAAGTTGACACCTATACTGAAAAATGCAGAAATTTTAACGGAAAATGAGGCATATGAATGGTTTGGAAGATTGAAGTCTCAATTTCCAGAAGATAATTCAATAACAATAGTTAAAATAAATCCTAAAACTATGAAGTTAGATTATACAGAATTATATTAAACATGGAAAAATCATACACATATATTGTTCAATGTAATGATAGTACATTTTATACAGGTTGGACGTTAGATTTAGAGAGAAGAATACAAGAACATAATGATGGTAGTAGTAAAACAAGATACACTAGAACTCGCAGACCTGTGAAGCTGGTATATGTTGAAGAATTTGATACACGGGCAAAAGCTGCTCAAAAAGAATCTCAAATAAAAAGAATGGGTCGTAAAGAGAAAATAAAACTCATTCAATCTATTCATCCAAATTTTAAGGCTTGACTTTTTATATTTCTATGGTAATATTACCATATTATGAAAGTTACATTCACACAAAGAGAATTTGATAAATTTCGAACCTTTCAAGATAGAATGGCAAAGGAGTTTGGTAAAACTGCATATATTGGAACTAATTATGCAACAGTATTAGTAGAATATTCTCCACAATTGGTTGAAATGTTAAGACCTTTTGCTAAGGTAAATCAGTTTGAATATGAATTGTCTCAATTGACTTGTGAAGATTGTAAGGAAAACAGAATGTTTTTTTGTGTTCCCGGAGAAACTAAATTTCTTTGTGAAGATTGTGCTTATGAGAGACAATTAAAGAGTCGACAATTATCTAAATAAAATCTGATATTCTTTTGTGATTGGCATATATTTATTATGCGAAACATATGCCAATTAATATACCTAATCCAATACAAAACGTAGGAAGTACTGACATTGCTGATTATCCGCCAATTCCATATGGTACTCTTAATGGTGCGGTTATACAACAGCAAGGATTTGGATTTATAACTACGCTTATCAATCCATTTTTTATATCATTTTCTTATCCCGTAACAAGTTCGGTTGGTTCTTTTCTTTATTATGGAACTACAACGACTACAACATCGTCAGTAGATGTATCTGATTATAATAATCATACATTTCAAGCGTTTGTAACAGCATCAGTAGGTGGTACGGGTAGTATTTATGTGTCTTCTTCAATTGATGGTTTAAATTTTGTTGGAGAATTTTCGTTTGTTTCAACATCATCGGTAAGTTCAAGTTTAATGAGAATAACAGGTTCAAGTAGGAGAAGATATTTTGTGGCATCTTATTCGGGGTCAAAAGGTTCAACCGGAAGCCTTTATCTTCTTAGTGGGCAATAATTTGTAGTTACGCTTGACATTTTTATTTTTTCTGATATAGTTATTTAGTATTAATGGCAGTATCGTCTAACGGTAAGACAGGACTCTCATAAGGTCTTGATAGTGGTTCGACCCCGCTTATTGCCACCAAATGCTCTGCTAGTGAAATGGATATCACGTCGCTCTACGGAAGCGAAAGTCGGGGTTCGACTCCCCGGTGGAGTACCAGATTTTATGAAATATTGCACAAATTGTGGAAGTCCAATTCCTGATGGACAAAAAGTTTGTTCCATGTGTTACGGTGATATGGATTACGGTAAAGATGGTTATTATCGTCAATGGGCAGAAGAGCAAGAACGTTTAGCAGAAGAAAAACGACAAGAAGAACAACAATTTAGCGATGATTTTTGAAATGCACCCGTGGTGATAATGGAATCATTCTACGCTTCGAACGTAGAGAACAGCAGGTTCGATTCCTGCCGGGTGTACCAATTTACGGGACTTATTTCCATAGCCCGTTAAATGGAAGGTTAAGGAAAATAAATCCTTCCATAATGCCTCTGTAATGATAACGGCAGCATACGTCTTTGGTAAAGACGAAGAGATGGTTCGACTCCATCCTGAGGCTCCAATTTTGGTTTGGGATTCGTTTCAATCCCATTTGGGTGTGGAGATGGGGAATGACCTTGATACGCACCACGATTTGCCTGTTTGGTGATAATGGCAGCACGATGCTTTCGTAAAGCAAAGGCGTCAGTTCGATTCTGACAACAGGCTCCATCTTATGATTAAGATGAATATATTTATTCTATTATGGCAAATATCCGTCTTAAATCATTAATAAATGAAATTTCTTTTGCTGGCCAAATCATCGGTCCAATATGGATACATTCTGATGGTAAAGTAATTTCAGTAAAACCCAAAAACGGAAAAGATTTTTCTTTGGAAGAATTATATGAATTCACAAATGGTGGGCCAATTGAAATTGTTTATCTTAGAGATGGTAGATTAATGATACTTAATGAAGAAGGTAAATTAAAAAGATTGCCTGTGAATTTAAGAGCAACGCAATTGTATGGTAATGATACTATTGTCGGTGATGTTTTAGTTTGTAGTAAAGAATATATACAGTAAATTATTTGTTGCCATTTCTTGTTTTTATGATATATTATATTTAGAGATTCAGTAGTTTAGTGGTAGAACAGTCAAATGACAAACGCTGGCTCTAATCCAGTCTGAATCTTAATGGCGTGGTGGTAGAATGGCTCATACGTTCGTCTGCAAAACGAAAGAACAGGGTTCGATTCCCTGACATGCCTCCATAATAATTGAATTATAAACACAAAACAAGAATATGAATGAAACAATAGTTACAATGTTTGACGATGAACTTAAAAATACAGTTGCTGAAATAAGCGATTTAATAACTATATCAGACGAAATTATACCAGATGAAATTAATGGAGAAAAATATTTTGAGAATCCAAATGGTGTAGAATTTGGACATTGGGTTGCCAATGAATATGTAGAAAAAGTTTTTGAAGGTATTGTGTGTGGCGAAAATCCACATTATGACAAGAAGTGTGATGATAACAAACTTGAAATTAAAGTTATTCGAGCATCATCAAAAAAGGTAAGACCAACGAATTGTGTAATAAGCTCTCCTACAAAGAACACATTCAATAGTCGTGCATTGAGGTCAATAGATGATGATTTTAGTCATGGACTTGATAAAAATGGTAAATGTCAATCTTTAAGTAATACGTCATTTCAGCAAACGAACCCATCGGAATTTGATATTTTTATAGGGTTTGTATTTTTCTTGGACAAAGTCAGAGTGTATGTTATTCCATCTGAGAATATTGCACATACCATTGGTGAAGTTAGTGATAGGATAAATCTTGTGCCGCAACATAGGAATCCGAAGGAAGGACACCTTTTGTTAAGAAATATTCACGCTAAGCCAGAAAAATTTATTATGTTCGAATTAATTCATAATAATAATATCTCTCTTAGAAATTTGGGAGATTATTTACAATGAATGTAGTTGATAAAGACATATCTTCTAAAAAGAAAAGATTAGGACAATTCTTAACACCACCCAATTTAGTAAATTTTTGTTTGGACAAAATTCAAATAAATACCAACTTAATAATAGAACCTAGTTGTGGAAATGGTGCATTTTTAAATGCTATAAGATGTGCAACGTCTGATAATCATCAAATTATAGGGATAGAATTAGACGCAGAATTAGCAAAACAATATACAGGTAAAGAAACAATTTTAGTAAAAAATTTTTATGATTATGATTATGAGTATGATTTTTCCACACCAAGAGATGTTACGTTTATTGGAAATCCCCCGTTTAGAAGTCCTGCCGCCTCTCTAAAAACACATCGCTCACGCATTCAACAATTGATGGAAATATATTCTATCAAAGGTATAAAAGAAGAATCTGTGTTTTTTCTAATAAACACGATTCATTTAATTCTTACACATAGGGTTAAAGGATTTATTCATTATATTTTGCCAAAATCCATATTTCAGAATAATTCTACAAGGTGTGAATCTTTTATATTATTTTTGAAAAAATATGTCAAGTTATTACAGGTTTGGGATATAAATAAATTTCCAGATGTGAATCAAAAACTTGTTTTCGTATCAATGGAAATTGACAATAACCGTTCTAATAATAATTCATTTAAATATAATGGAGAAATCAAATTGGTTGATGAGTTTTATGGTAATAATACACAGTATATAACTTTTCAAAATATATTCAAGAAAACATATTTGGGGTCGGTACCATGTGAAAGTCTATTTTTGTCTATTTCAGATGAATCAAAAATACAATTTAAAAATAGACTGATCAAAATATTTCATCCAGATACAGTTATTACTTGCGAAACATTGAAAGATTTGCTCACATTTGATGGAAATCAACATATTAGAAGTGTAAAAAGGGGTAGCGCAAACAAAATAAAAAAATTGATTGAATATATACATGAAATAAAAAAATTAAACGGATTCGATTATCATTTATTTGAAGATTTAGAAAATTATAAACCAATTCAACATAGAAATGAAAAAAGATTTTATTTTAGACATGAATTTTTGAAAAAGTCTTCTTTCGTTTACATATTGAATAGTAATCCATGCCCTTCTTTTTATTTTCCGGGTAATCCCAGTTCCAATTCAACGGATTATTTTGGATTTTGTGATTATGATGTAAATAGAAATAGTGGTCCGGGAGCCAACAGATGTGTGCCAGTAGTTGGAATTGAGGATAATTTGTGTGATGACTTTAAGAAGTATTGGGATAAGAATACAAACGGGCTTCCATATGGTAAGGTTTTTTCATATATCATATTTATTTCAAAATCGGAATGGTATAAAAATTTAAAAAATATATATCATAGATTTTACTTTGGAATTCCAGAAGTGTTTGATACATCATTTTTAAAAAATGTTGACATATCTTCTTAATGGTGTATAATTATAGTTGTATTTATAAAAACATGAATGAACATCATTGTTTTAAGTGCGGTAAAATCATTAAAGAATGTATGGGGTTTGTTTTAGCTAGGGATTTTTTAAATGACAGTAAAAATCCTAGAGAGCTTTGTGGAAAATGTATTTTATTAATTATCGATGATAGTTCTGTGATAAATTTGTTAAAAAATTCATATGAATGATATAATCAAACAAGATGATGAAAAATTGTGTGAGATGATAGTAAAACAATATCCTGATGGATATCCTATTTTCGAAACTGACAATGCTATAGAAAATGACGATTTAAAAATCGAAGAATTATTAGACCTTCAATCGGTATCTGAATTGCCACCAGAACCTTCTTCTATAGAAGATAAATATGAGGAAGAGCTTTTATTTAAACAAATTGCTGAGGATATAGTTAGAAGGTTGAATGAAGAACCTATGATTATAGAATATGATGATGAAGGAGATATGGAAGGATAAAATATCTATGTTAAATAAAGATGATATATATTTTTATGAATTGCTTTGTAAACAAGTAATTCATAAGAAAAGAAAAAATGCTGTTGCTAAAATGCCCGAAAGAATATATGATAATTTTGATAAAAAGAAAAAATTGCCTGAAAATATAGAAGATAAGTATGAGAAGGAATTATTTAGGGTGCATGAAGAAAATTTAATGGAAGAAGCTTTTAGGTCAGATGAATAACATATTAATACCTGAACAATTGAAGAAAGTTGTTGGTGGACAAAAAGTTTTAACATTGGAATTGACAAGCATATCTGATTTGATTGAACAGCTTTCATCCTTATATCCACAGGCAAAAGAGCGTTTAATCAATGAAAAAGGAGAATTTAACAGGTTTATCAATGTGTATGTGAATGGTGAGGATATACGGTTTCTAAATTCAATAAACACGAAGATTAATAATGGGGATGAAATTAGCATAATTCCAGCTATTGCTGGCGGATAAAACCCTTGTAAAATCAACAAAATAAAGAAAAATCGATGAACGCTTGACAGTTTTTAAAAGTCTGATATACTTATAACATGATGAGAACAGTATCAACATCGAAAAAAGAGATTTGCCCATTGGCAATTAAAGGACAATGTGTCCTTTCTGTAAAGCCCGTGTGGTATGAATCATATAATCATCAATTTGATAGCATTAATGAAAGGAGCGGCGGATAAGCTCAAGCTAACAAAAAAGATACTTTGAAAACCGCCGCTAAATAAAACGGCGGTTTTTTATTGTTAAAATATGAGCAATGAAGTATGGAAAGACATAAAGGGATATGATGGAACATTTCAAATTTCATCGTTGGGTAATGTCAAGCGTGTAAAATCGCCATCTGGAAAATATTTGGTTTGCAAATTATTGAAAGTTTGTAAACATAAAAATGGATATTCAGGAATATCATTGTGGAAAAATGGAGTTAGAACAAGATGTAGGATTAATAGGTTAGTAGCAGAAACGTTTATCGAGAAATCGGATGATAACAAAAAAATAGTTCATCATAAAAATTATAATAGGTCTGATAATAGAGTAGAAAATTTAGAATGGGTTACACACCTTTATAATTTACAAAATAAAATGCCTAAATATGTCAAAAAGAAAAAGTTACTAATGGATTTATTAAAAATCTTGAATGAAATGGGGTTATTAAAAGAAAATATTGATGAAACAGAGATATTAAAAAAGATTGAAAGAAGTTGTCGGTTTTAGTTTATGAAAACATTGGAAGAAAAGAAAAAAGAGAAATTACAAAAACGAGCTCTTACAAAAGAGTTGGAAGAACATTTGAATTCCAAAGAAATGCAAGACTTGTTAAAAGAATTGGAGAAAATGGAAAAATATGTGAAAAAGACACAAAAGGTGTCGGTATAAAATGGTGTTATGAAAAACGATTTGATTGAATTGGTAGGTATAATAGTTAAAATAAATGGTAAAAAAAGAATTTTTAAAACAGATAACTTTGGATTGCAGGGATGGGCATGGGAAGATGAAACCATAATGGAAAGTGATAGTGGAATAACATTAAATCTTAAAGATGGAAAAAAGGTATAGAAAACGGAAATTGGTGATAGTTGGATATAAAATTTTTGAATAGGCTTAGAACTCAAACAGTGAGCCTCCGTAAATCGGTGTCAAATAGTTGAAAAGCTAGAAAAAATCACTTATCGGTCATGGGGTGTTATGAGTAAAATCAGAACCCGGTCTCTGAGATAGATGCAGAGATAATATGGCGAATGGAATGGTTTTAATTTTTAGGCGTCTGGTGTAATGGTAGCCTGATTCTCTCCAAAAGAATTGGTGTGGGTTCGATTCCTACGGCGCCTGCCAATTTTAATAGTTAATGCTTCGGAAGCTTAAGTCTGGATAAGCATCAGACTTTTAATCTGATGACAGTGGGTTCGAATCCCACCCGGAGCACCATTCTTCTAGGAGAAGTCCTATGATATAAATCAGTGATGGTTTAATCACAAACCACTAATCCTATTGGAAGTAATTAATCCGATAGGTAACAATTTTTTACCGTCACGTAGCTTAAAGGCAAAGCAATCGCTCGATAAGCGATAGAGTGGGATTTCGAGATTCTCCGTGACGACCAATTTTTGGGTTCGAAACTTTGATGGTGAAGCTCACTCTCTTAAAGTGCTGGAACTGAGTTCAAGTCTCAGCGAACCCACCAATTTTGTTAACAAAGAAAACTCTATCAATAAATGTTATGCGTTGATATGATTAAAGAAAGGGGTAAGAGTCCCAAGTATGATATATGGTAGGGTGGTCCGAACGGTTGATGGCGTAAGTCTGTAAAACTTATACCCTTGTTGGTAAACATTGTGAGTTCAAATCTCACCCCTACCACCAAAATTTTAATTGGAGTGTCGATCAATGGTAGGTCCTTCGGTTGTTACCCGAATGATGAGGGTTCAATTCCTTCTGCTCCAGCCAATTTTGGGTAAGATTGATACAATGTATTTACCAACTTTTTATATTTATATTATATGAAAAGAAAAATTAAAAATACAACGATGATATCAGGTATAGTTTTACTATTCTTGATAGGAATTTCTACATCATTTATTATTGGTAGTAGTAGAAGCCATAAAGTAATAATAAATCCATCATCAAATTCAACATATATTGTGGTTTCAAACAATGTAGTAATACCCTCAAATGTAGTACCTTCAACTAATGTAGTGATATGTTATTCAAATAATATTTTGAGTGATAGTGATATGATTGAGATTATGGATACTGGAGCAATACCCAATTTTGACAGAGTGACCAATAATATTTACCGAGGAAGTCAACCAACCGAAGTAGGATGGCGATATTTACATAATGTTCTTGGTGTGACTAACGTTGTAAAACTTAATACCGAAAAAGAAGGTTCTGATGAATATGCTATATCATTGGGAATGAAGGTTAATTATTTTCCAATTTCATTTGAGGAACAAATGATGGGTCCATCAAGTCAAAAAATAAATTCTATTTTAGCATCAATTACGGATAAAACATTTATTCATTGTGGTAGTGATTTAAGAACAAAATCAGGAATAGATAAAACATTAGACCGTCAAGGGGGACAAGATAGGACTGGTTTGGTTGTTGCTGAATATCGTTATCTTGTGGATGGTTGGTCAAAGCAAGATGCAAGACAAGAAATGTTACAGCATGGATTTCACACAAGTCTTGTTGGACTTGATTGGTATTGGAGAGAAAAAACAATAAGACAATAAAATAATTTGAGATACGAACAGCAACTAAAAAAATTCATATGCTAAATGAAAAATAAGTATCTCGTAATTTAAGCGCTAGTAGGAAAGTAAATACCTCTATTGTAGGTATGTCTAGGAGATAACCTCTGCTCAGACCATCAGTAAAATGAATGGGCGGCTTTCTACAGTATTCGTGGTCGTATGTTGTAGTGGTAGCAGTGGTTGTTTGTCAAACAACGGGCAGGAGTTCGATTCTCCTTATGACCGCCAATTTTAACGGGGAGTTAGCCAAGAGGAAAGGCAGGAATCTGCAAAATTCTTATTCGTTGGTTCGAGTCCAACACTTCCCTCCAATTTTTGTCAGAGTGTAGGAAGGTAACTTGGAAGCCACCCTCGCTTGGAACGAGGCGTCTTTATGACCCTGTGAGTTCGAATCTCACCACTCTGACCAATTTATGCCAGAGTAATATATCTAGTTTCTTTCAGATATTTACAGCAAACCATTAGGAAATATTGGTTCAAATCCGATCTCTGGCGCCAATTTCTAGTTCCTTCTGTGGCGGAATGTATCGTAGATGTTACAACGCACGCTATCAGACGCCTTGGGCGGTCTTGTGACACAGGAAGGGTAAAGCAAAGTCAGCGAGCCCCGGTTTCGGAAAGGTGGCGCACCGAGACAGACTCGTTTGAGGGCTGGCTACCAATCTATCCCTCATTATAGGTAAAATCCTATTGCGGTGTTGAGAGTAAGTAGCTCTTACTTGAGCCGTATGGCTGAAATAACCACAACACTTGTGAAGCAACTATACACTTGGTATGTGTATCAGTTGGGACTAGAAAATTTTTAGATGCCCACAGCAACACCCAAAAGGTAAAATCAATGCACTATAAAGCAATGACAAGATGGTTCAAACCCATCAAAACGCCGAAAGGCGTCTGGCATCTAGCTTTCCCCGTTTAGCAAATCTGGTGATTGCCTTCGGCTGAAGACCGAATGAGCTCGGTTCGAATCCGGGTACGGGGACCATTTTAATAGTAGAGCGCTAAAATAAAATTAAGCGCTTTACTAATTTCATCATATTTATTTAATATGAGAGAAATTACTACAAACGAAGAATTGTCAGAAATAGTTAAAAATTCTATTTCTTGGAGTGACGTAATTAGAGCATGTGGTGCTCCTATAGGTGGGGCAGCATATCAACATTACCAATCAAGAGTAAAAAAGTTAAATTTTAATACAAGTCATTTTCTAGGAAAAGCAGCGCATGCAGGTCCAAGAGGAACTGGTAAGGCCAAAAGAAAACACTGGTCTGAAATTCTAATTTTTAGAAAAACTAACGATAGAGAAAGGTCAAATAAATTCAGAAGAGCATATAAAGAATATTGTGAAGAAAAAAATATTCCTATACAATGTGTTGACTGTAAAAATGGTGGTGAATGGTATGGAAAGAAACTTAAACTTGAAATCAATCATAAAGATGATTGTAGATGGAATAATATTCCAGAAAATTTGGAATGGCTGTGCCCAAACTGTCATTCAATTAAAACAATTTATTAAATTCAATAAATATCAGAGACATGCTTTAGAATTGATTAAGAAACATGGATTAGAATTAAAGCCATCTCTTGGGACGGTGAAATGGATAACTGATTGGAATTTATCATCAAATTATAATGGTAATTGTGTTGTGGTCCCAATTGTTAATTATCACAATATTATTTGCCCTAATATTTTAAATTATAGAGAGTATTCTATTTTTCTACATGAATCTAGTCATAGATTAAATGGTGATGATAATAGTAAAGCATATTTTGACCCGCCTTTTAATACTCAACTTACTCCGATTGGATGGATTTATGAAAAGAGTGCTTGGAAAGAAGCAAAATCAATAGCTAAGTGGTGGGTACCACAAATGACACGGTTTTGTAAGGAAGCATTAGTTTCTTATCAAAAAGGAAAAGCAAAACGCCTTAATATTTCTGATAAAGAAATAGAAGACTTTATAAATGACAATTTTGGGTAAGATTGATACAGTGAAGGTTGGCCCGTCATTTTCTTTTAATATTAAATGACAAGTTCAGTGAATGCTGATAACAAACAGGTTAGCCTGTATGGGTTTGATTCCCATATTATCCACCAATTTAGAGGGACTGAAATGATTTGTAATCATTAAGCGGGACGCAACAACGTCTGAACAGTCTGAACGGCATCCGCCGTGGTAAGACCCTCTAAAATTAATTTAGACACTAACATTATAATATTGTTGACAAAAACTGAATGATTGTTTATAATTATTGATGGATAGTTTATGAAAAAGATTTTAATTTCCTGTTATGTGTTTTTTTTGATGTTATTCATGTCTTATTCGGCTATGGTGAGTATTTATTTCAACTTACCTAATGGAGTTGGTGTCCCATATATCTCCTATGTCCATGTGTATTATGGACCGCAATTTCAAACATATACAAATCAATTTTTATGGCCGGTTGGCTCATCCACTAATCTTGCAGTGGCATTTGATGCGGAAAACTGTCGGATTATGTCTATAGGAAATGCCATTAAGGTTCCAGTATATGGATTACAATTAGGCCAACAATTTTATTGCAAATATAATTTTGTGTATTCTGATGGTTCAGAATCTTTACCTATTTTTGAATCACAATGCGGATTTACTGTAACAAATTCCGCAGATTTACTTCTTCCTCCAATTGATTTGAGGGTAGTAGAATAAATTATTTTAATTTAGATACTAACATCATAATATTGTTGACAAAATTGAATGATGGTTCATAATTATTGGTAGATAATTTATGAAAAAGATTTTAATGTTCTGTTGTATATTTTTTTTAACGTTATCCATGTCAACAGGTATTCCAACTACTTCTATTAATGAATCTAGTCAAGTTGGTGCAGCTATGGTAAATATCTACCTTAGTCAGCCTAATGGATTCGGCATCCCGCACATTTCTTATGTTCATCTGTATTATGGTTCTCAATTAAAGACTTATACAAATCAATTTTTATGGCCGGTTGGTCCTTCCACCAATTATCCGGGGGTGGCATTTGATGCATACAACTGCCAGATTGAAGCCATAGGAAATGCTATTAATATTCCAGTATATGGATTACAATTAGGTCAACAATTTTATTATGCTTATGATATGGTATATGATGATGGTTCAGAATCTTTATTCTATTTTGAATCGCAATGTGGATTTATTGTAACAAATTCCGTAAATTTACTTCTTCCTCCAATTGATTTGAGGGTAGTAGAATAAATTATTTTAACTTTTATATTACATTTTAATGGCGCTGTAGTTTAATTGGCTTAGAACAACTCGTTTTCAGCGAGTACGATGAGGGTTCGACTCCCTTCGGCGCTGCCAATTTTTCAGGCTGTGGCTCAGCTTGGTAGAGCGCTTGCTTGGGGTGCAAGAGGTCGTGAGTTCAAATCTCGCCAGCCTGACCAATTTGGCCCTATCGTCTAATAGGAAAGGATTCTGGCTTCTCAAGTCGGGGAACTCAGTTCGACTCTGAGTAGGGCTACCAATTTTATTAAAATCTATTTCATATTTATTTATATGAAGAAATCTCAATTGAAATGGCTAATCAAGGAAATTGTTAAAGAGGTTTTATCCAAAGAAGATAAAAATGATAAAACAATAATTATAGTCCACGGATGGTCGGGGTCTCCTGAAGATAATTGGATACCCTATACTAAATCATCACTTAAAAAGTTAGGATATAATGTTATTTGTCCAACTATGCCTCACTCTGATAATCCAACCATAAAAGATTGGATACCTTTTCTATCAAATATTGTAGGCGAACCCAATAAAAATACTTATTTCATAGGACATAGTATAGGATGCCAAACTATAATGAGATATTTAGAAACTATTGATACAAAAGTTGGTGGTGTTGTTTTTGTTGCTGGTTTTTTTGACCTTAAGAATTTGGGTGATGAAGAAAAAAAGATTGCTAAACAATGGATTGAGACACCAATAGACATAGAGAAAGTTAAAAATAATATAGGATTTTCTATTGTTTTTCTAAGTAATGACGACACTGATGTTCCATATCAAAAAACTAAAGAAAAATTTGAAAAACTCTTTGGGTCAACAATTATTACAGTTGATGATGCTGGTCATTTTACTACTGATGATGGTTACGATTCTTTTCCAAAATTAGTCTCAGTAATTGATAAAAAAATATCAAATAAAAAAATTGTTAATGAAGTTTTATCAGGTCAAGATAAAAATGCTAAAACCGAACATTTTTGGGTAAAATTTGGAGAACCTGATATAGTAAAGGGCGCAGGTAAGATATTTTTAGGAAATGAATGGTTTGCCAATGCTGTTCAAATGGCTGCAGATTGGAATCCAAAATATGCTGGAAAGTGGGTTGTAAATCGCCATACTGGAGCATTTAGATTAAAACTTCCCCCATCTAAAGGGGGATATTATTCCACGATTCAAGAATTACTTAATGATTTAGAAACGTGGTATATTAAAAATCATTTAAATAAATAATTTCATAATGCGAGTATAGTTTAATGGTAGAACGTTGGTTTGTGGAACCAAATATACAGGTTCGATTCCTGTCACTCGTACCAATTTAAAATTGACAATCCAAAGGATTGTGTTATAATAAAGGAAAGATTTCCCGTAGGTGGGTGCAATGCCCATGACGGTAGGTAAAGAAATTGATTCCAATCTTTTTCTTAATAATCTACAGTCTCACTGGTCACCCTTTCGGGTGTTCGCTTGGCTACGGGATTTAATTTTTATGAGATTGAAAAGAGTAAAACCGTGCTCGTGATATAGACAGACTAGGCCGGCCAAATAAAATTTGGTTGAACACATGAGAAACAAGGGTAAGGAGTCTTAGCGGGAGCCTTTACGAAAGTAAAATCACAGAACTATCACATAAATCTCATTATGCTCAGGTACGATAATGGTAGTCCCTTCGCTTGATGAGCGGATTGTGTCGGTTCAACTCCGGCTCTGAGCACCATTTAAGAAAAATTATGAATGAAGACAGATTGTTAAAAGAAGTTTTTGGTGGTAAAAAGTGGAAAGACAAATATTTTGTTGAGTGGTGTGATCTTTGTGATACAGCAATTATTATTTGTCTGGACCCTAATTGTGGTGGTAGTTCCTGTAATGGTCATAGTTGTGAAAAGTGTCATGATGATATTACTGAATTTGACTTATGTAAGACTAAAGTACAAGATTACCTCTCCAAAGATGAAATTAGAATTTATGAAAAGTCTTTGAGAATAAAGAAACATATTCTTGAAACTCTTGCTAAGGGAGAAAAAGAAATTAATTGGAAAAAATTACAATCTAATGGTGAATTATCAGCTTGGGAAGAACAACTTTTTAAAGAAGAATTAACAAAAGGAAAACAAAATGAATGAGTCACACAAACTTGGTAAATTGAAAAATCGTTTGAATCGTTGTAAGAAACGATTGACGGTAAAAGAATTAACATCAGAGCAAAGACTCAGAATCTCTCAAAGATTAGCTGAATTGGAAGCTCAATTAAACAAAAAATAACAACAGTATATGAAAAAAGTAAAATTACAATTCATGGTGGTCCCGGAATTACTTGCCTCAATGGCATATGTTCCTAAAGCTGTGCGGTGTAAAGTCATAGACCCGGAAGCTATATTTCTGACCGGTATCCTTGGTGAATCTGGTCGAAAATTAGTTAAAGCTGGAATTGAATTTTACTTCACTGATATTCCAGAACCGGGAGAAAAACTATCATTAGCACAGAAGTTAATTGAGAAAAAAATTGCTGTAGAGGTCAATGGTTGTAAATGCTCTGATGTTCTAAAAGAACATTTACTGAAAACATTGAATGATTTAAGCAAACAGCAAACAAAAAGGCTTAAAAAAGCCAAGTTAATTTAAGATACAATAATATGATATCAATTGCCTAATAAACATTCTTGGTGATTGACTCTTTTTAGATGACCACATTCCGAAAGGAATTCCCGAAAGGGATTGCTAAAAAGACTTTGAAAGATGAATGTGAATTTTCAGAGGTTATTGTATCATGATTTAATTCCAGAGTAGCTCAATCGGTAGATGCGTGCGGCTGTTAACCGCAAGGTTGTAGGTTCGATGCCTACCTCTGGAGCCAATTTTTATGGGCAGGTAACAGAGCGGTTTCATGTCATGAGTTAATGGCGTTGTTGGTTTATTTTTAGTTACATACTCTAACAACAAAACTCTAAGTTACGTTGGTTCGAATCCAACCCTGCCTGCCAAATTTATAAAGTAATATGTTTCCGTAAAAACGGAATGAAGCGATAACGTCAGACGGCCCATGAGTCCCATGAAATCGAAAGAAAGTAAGCAAAAAGTGGGCAACGGTTCGCTAGTAAACTTGACCGTGTTACTTTATCAGGTGCGTGGTGTATTCGAATAGCATCACAGACTGTGAATCTGTCGGAAAGAGTTCGAACCTCTTCCACCTGACCAATTTAAGATACCAACAGCAATTCTAATACAATCCGCTAATCAAGCAGACTAAAAAGATGGTATCTTGTTTGCATCCGTAAGTCAACTGGATAGACTGCTAGCCTTTTAAGCTAGCGGTCTCGGTTCGAGTCCGAGCGGATGCACCAATTTTCAAGTTTATTCATATATTTATTAAATGTGATTAAATTAGTCAATATATTGAAAGAAATAGAAAGTAAAGAGCAACTTAAAAAACTTGCATATTCTTGGCAAAAACCTGATGGAACTTTTATTCCTGTAAAACGCGAACATGGTTTGGATGCTTTAAAACATGTTGGTGGTGACCCGAAAGATGATAATGTTGTTATATTGTGGAAAAGAGGATGGCAAAGAATATTTTATTATGGTACTGACCTTAATGTTCATAATGAATTTTATCAACCAAATGATAAACAGAAAGTTAGATTAATTGAATTAGCAATACAACTTGGTTTTGAGAAAGTGGAATGGGATGGTGGTGATAAAGGTGATAAAATTCTTTGGTCGGTTCATGATGTTTTGGAAGAATCTATTCAAAATTTATCCAGAACAAAGCGTTTAATTCCTTTAATAAAACTTGCCAGACAATATAATACATTTGAGAATTTTTATAACGATTATCAATTTAAAAATTATCATGGAATTTATTGGCATTTAACCAATAATCCAAATTTTCGAATAGACCCCAAGCATTCTCCATCAGACCTTTCTTCATTGGCTATTGGTGGTTCTGGAGAACCCGGATTAACGCTGAGTACAGATTTGGGCAATTGGTATTCTATTTTTAAGAAATCCAGAAAATATGCTGCTCAAATAGATTTATCAGATTTAAAACCGAATGTGGATTATAGGGATACTACACGGCAATTCGGTCACGAAATATATGTTTTTAAACCAGAAAAAGTAAGAGTGGTAAAAGTATATCCTATAAAGAATGCCATGGCCATAAATTTAAGAGACTACAAAAAAGTTTTACCACAATCTATAGATGAATTAAAAAAGTTGTATTATTTAGCTAAACAGGGATAGACATTCCTTGGTTATGTTGGTGTAATCCGGTAGCACGCCCGTTTAGGGAGGTTACGTTCAAATCGTAAGTGTTATGATGAGCTCTTGCTCGAATGGAATCGGCTCGACGGAGCATTAGTGAAATCCCCTGATAGAAATAGAGAGATAGACGAAAATCCGAAGATGGAGGTTCAATTCCTCCCTGCCCCTCTGGGGCGGTGGTGCAAATGGTTAGCATGTTGGACGCCCGGAACGACTGTGAAATCCTCTTTAATTTCTTAATTGACATAAATGCTTTAATGGTGTATAATATCAATATGAAAGTTATATTGCCGGTTAAAGAAATACCTGTTGGTTCTGTTGTAACAAAATTGAATGGGCAAAAGAAATATCAAGTAAGAGATAGAATTACTATTTATGATGAAGTGAAAAATTCATCAAGAGATATAACATTGGAAATGAATACAAGAGTTTTATGGTCTGTGGATTTGCCTATGTCGGTCAATATAATTTCAGGAGATACTGAAATGATATGGGATGCAGATTATAATGCTCTTCAATCATATCTTTATGAAAAATATGAATTAGACCAAAAATAATATTAGGGGGTGGTAGCTTAGCCGGATAAAGCGTCTGCCTGTCACGCAGAAGACCGGGGGTTCGAGTCCCCTTCATCCCGCCAATTTAATTCCCGCATGGTGTAGTGGTTTGCACGGTGGTCTTTGGAACCATAAGTGACGGCTCGAAACCGTAGGCGGGAGCCATTTTATGATAAGAATATTAAAAGTAAAATTGTTTTTGGGTTCGACCTTGGAAGAAATAGAAACAAAAATTTCTGATTGGTTATCCAAAGAAAAAATTTGTGTTGGAAATTATATGGATATTAAATTATCTAAATTGAGTGATGTTTATCAATTAATTCTTGTTTATGCTGAATTAATACAGGAGTAAAGTTATGATGCAAGTAATAAGATGTGAAACTTGTGGTGGCGATACAATACCTTTGGGCGGTATTAGTGTTGATTTAACCCTAAATAAAAGTGAGTTTTGTAATCACTGTTACCGAACTAAAACAGACAAACAAGAACATTTCTTTTGTTCATTGCTTTGTTTTCATGAATATATGTTGAAGCTTGTTAATGGTGAAACAGAATTGAAATGGAAAGAGAGATTTCCACCCATTGCTATAGAAGTTAAAACTTAATTTATTGATGCGTGGTGTAATGTAGCGCCCCTGCCCTTGAAGCAGAAAGGTGTAAGTTCAAGTCTTACCGCATCAGCCAATCTACATGAAATACGAAATACATACAAATATATTGTGGTTAGATGGAGTTCCAGCATTTCTTTTTTTACCTAATGGAGAAAAAGACCCAATGACGCCGACAGGATGGAATTGGTATTGTAGTCATAAAGAAGAAATTGATAAATGGATTGAAAAACATTTCAAAAAATTGCCAAAATAATGATATGTGTGAACAAATTAAAGATAATTTTAACAAATTAAAATCACAATTTGTAAAATATCATCCATTTATGGAAATTGTTTCTGCTGAAGATATGATTGGACTAATTGGAAAATCTGAACAATTTGTGATAGAACAAATGAATAGATGGAAAATGACATATTATGGATGCTATGAAATTTAAGTGTAAATGTCCAAATTGTGGAACATTACGTGACCTTGAAGATTATTTGGTGAAACTTATACAAAGAAAGTATGTTAAAGGACCAACCAGAATTGGATTAGATTGTTGGTATTGCAATTTTTCATTTTGGGTAGCAGAGAAAGATTTAATAAAATCAGTATGATATGAAGTAAAAACCACATGGCCAACATTAAAAGGTAGATTAAGTCAACCATTAACAACGGAAGAAGAAGCATTACTTCAGTTAGAACAAATCGGTGGAGTAACTTTTTCAGAAAAGGCCATTAAGAAATTAAAGAAAATTAAAGAACGTCGATGTGATAAATTAAGAAATGCCAGCATGATGTAACGGTAGCCTGCCAAGCCTGTACCTTGGACGTGAGGGTTCGATTCCTTCTGCTGGCTCCAAAAAAATTTATGAAAAATATTTTAGTTTTTTGTTTAATGTTTTTAACAGCTATATCAATAGCTTGTTCATCTACTCTTACTATATACTATGGTGGTATGCCATCAACCAATATGATAGATAGTATTAAAGTTTATTATGGCTCACAATTAAAGTCTTATACAAATTCTATTTCATTTCCAGTAAATACTTTAATATACATTACTAATGCTCCATTTAATGGATATAATCCAATATACTGCCGGGGTGAATATATGCCTTTTTATACTAAATTGCCAATCTCTGGCTTGATAAGTGGACAACCATTTTATTATAAAATGAGTTATATATGGAAAGGTGGAAGTGAAGTATTAATGTGGGAATCGATGTGTGCATCTACAGTCCCAACTAATGATGTAGTACTTTTTCCACCAACCAATTTGCGAATAGTTGATTAAATAGTTTATGAAAAAAATATTGATTACTTGTCTAATATGTCTATCAACATTGTTGGTTAATTCAGCAATGGTAACTATTCATTTTATGACGGGATATAGTTTATCGCCCGTTAACCTTAAAATTTATTATGGTTCACAATTACAGACATATACAAATTATATTATAGCATCTTTAAGTGCTAATAATATTGTTACTACAACTTATGCAGCCTATGATCAGGTGCAATGCAAAAGCGGAATCTGGAGTGCTCCTCATGTGGATATTCCTATAGATGGTTTGATTTTAGGTCAACAATTTTTTGATGGCATTACTTTAATAAATTCTAATAGCGTTGAGTCTCCATTTTTATCTCAAGCGGTTTGCGGATTTACTGTTACTAATAATATAGACCAACCTCTTTCTCCAAATGGTTTGCGAATATCAAATTAGTTTGTTGCCATTTTAACTGTTTTTGATATATTTATAGATAGTTTATGGAAGTCAGGTAGATGTTGGTTTGCTGCGCCAGTCTTGAAAACTGGACCGGAATAAAATCCGGCAGGGGTTCGATTCCCTTGGCTTCCGCCATTTTGGAAGTGTGGCCGAGAGGCTGATGGCGCAAGTTTGCTAAACTTGTGACCCTCTAACGGGGGTCCGTGGGTTCGAATCCCACCGCTTCCGCCAATTTATGAAAAATAAAAAGAAGCAAAAAAAACAGAAGCCGGTGGTAAAAGAACTTACAGTAAAAGGAACATTAGCTGCTTTTAAAGTGATTGTGGATAATTTTACGCCAGCAGGTTATACGAGGATTTCTTGATTATGAAAAATATAAAAAAATTATGGATTGAAAATATCAAAAAAGTGGCTCGTAAAAAATATAAGTTTTTAGAATCGGGTATTAATAATACCGATTGGGATATTTTTTGGGAAAGTTATGGTATTGATGGACTTTCACCGGAAGAAGCATTGAAAGAAGATTTTTCTAATACTTAATATACGATAGCTTAATTTATTGGAAAAAGAAAGATGGTAAAATAAATTATCATTAAAAAATGAAAGAAAAATTATGAATATGATATTGACACCAATACTTGGTAGTACTATCTATATAGGAAGTGGAGTAGGTTTGGTTCTTTTGATAGTGGTTTTAATTTTAGTATTTAGACGTTAAGATATGGTCGCTTAGTTTATTGGTGGAAAAAGTTGCCATCAATTTTATGAATGATAAAACAAAAAAATTATCTGAAGATGTAAATGTTGTAAAAAATAATATTTCATTGGATTATTTTGAAAAACTTAGTAAAATTAAAAATTTATTACTAACATATTTTTACGGAGATATATCCATTTTTGAAGAAAAATAAGGTCGCTTAGTTTATTGGTAGAATAAAATCCTCACACGATTAAGAGATAGGTTCGATTCCTGTAGTGACCACCAATTTATGCCAGATAGCCCTGCAGGCAAATTCGTTTCATGAGCGAATTGTTCTGGCACCAGTTTAAGTTTGTTAGAAAGTAGTGTACAGATACGATAAATAAATTGCACAGTTTAGTAGTAGCAACTATAAGGGTCTAATATGTTAAAGTTTTAGACACGAATTAAAACAAGAGATGGTGGAGAATCGGGATTCCGTCAGTTTCTAACAAATAATGATTTGAGATACACGCAGCAATAAAACTTTGTCGGGCAACCGACTCCACGTTGTAGAGAACAACATTAAAAGGTTCCTCAGAAAAGAGTGTAAATCGGTATCTCGTTAATTTAATCGGAGTGTCGCCTAGTGGCTATGGCGCTTGCTTTGGGAGCAAGATATCGGGCGTTCGAGTCGCCCCACTCCGACCATTTATTGTATTTAATATGGATGGAGAATAAAACAATTTTAATGTGAGTATGGCACCAGCGGCAACGGCGCTTCCCTTACACGGAAGTTTTTATCGCAGGTTCGAGTCCTGCTACTCACACCAATTTTATGAAAAATAGGATGTTAACATTATATAATTTTATTGATGAATTATCAAAAAAGGTTGAAAATAAAATCAAGAAAAATAAAATGTTAGGAGAAATATTATATTACAAATATGATAATAAACTTCTCATTTATATTTTGATTAGTAGTATAGTGATTTCTGTTATTTTAACATTTTTGTCATGATTACTAAGTTTGAATGTAAAGATAAAAAACGCTTTTCTACAAAGGAACAGGCAAATGAACATATTTATACATTAGTGATGGAATCTCTTGGTGGTGTAATTGAACTAAGGCCATATAAATGCAAGCATTGCAAGGGGTACCACTTAACCAGTAAAGTAAAATGAATACTGAAACAGGACAATTAATAAATTTTGACGATCTTAAAAAATTACCACTTGAAGAACAAGTAAAATACACCGAAATTAAACGTGATTTGACCAAATTGGAAGAATTTAACAAACAAATCAGAATGTATTCCCCGTGCGGTTGTGGAAGTGGTAAAAAATTCAAATTTTGTTGTTACAAAAAACCAGTAAGATAAAATGATTTATATTTGTTCACAATGCATAGAACAGCAAAAATTAGGACCTTATACTATTAAGGCTCAAGCAGCAGGTGTTCAATTTAAACAAGGATTGTGTTTGCGTCATTATGTGAAAGCTGCACTTGATAGAGGTAGAAGTAAAAAGCAAATTGAAATAGGTATAAGGGCAAATGCCTCAACCGGGTTTAAACCACCTGTAGATTTGAAAAAATATCCAAGTTTGATTAAACAATATAAACAAGGAATATTTAAAGAACCAGAAGTGTAATTTGCTACCATGCTGGAATTGGCATACAGACCAGCCTGAGAAGTTGGGGTCCGTAATTGGACTTGTGGGTTCGAATCCCTCTGGTAGCACCAATTTTATATAGTGAATTGTGTCAATAAAATTTTGTTATTGACACGATTTTTGTTTTAAGGCTTGACATTTTTATGTATTTGATTTATATTTATAGATAAAGAGTTCTTTGAAATTTTTTTGTGACATAAGTGACCTTACGCTAACCTAAATGTGTTAGAGGAAGTTCGCGGCATCACAGCAGATGATTGGGAGAATCAGTAAATGTTGCAACCGAGCCGTAGCCAGAGAAAAACTGGTAGTGAGCCTTGAAAGGGGTTAATCGGTATGATTCGTTAATACCACAAATTAGATGCAAGTGCAAATAGGGACAAGAGTAGTGCTGCTCGTTATAAAGTCTGGGTAATAGCACGCTTAGAGAAATGTAAGGATAAAACAGAACCGCGGCTATGTCTGTGTCATAAATTTTATTGGGGTCTTAGCTCAATTGGTAGAGCGTCTCAATGGCATTGAGAAGGTCAGGGGTTCGAATCCCCTAGGCTCCACCAGTTTTAGATGTGGTAACAGCAATTAAATATTGTTAAAACAAAAAACCCCAAAAGGGAATAAATCCTGCGAAACAGGTCGTAGCGGTGGCTACGCTAAAAACGCTCAACAGGGGTAAGTTGTAAAAAGAGCTTCGGAGATAACCGTAAATTCCGCATCTAGTATATTCTTTCTCTTCGTGAGAAAGATGAAGTTTTCCTCTCGGAAGGGAAACTTTATGGGGTCATCGTTCAACGGGAGGACATCTCATTCGCAATGAGAAAATCCGGGTTCGATTCCCAGTGGCTCCACCAATTTAGAGTATTACAAAATATTGATTACTGATGTAATGGTAGCATGACGCTCTCTGAAAGCGTTCGTCCATGTTCGAGTCATGGGTAATCAGCCAATTTTAACAACGGATACCTACAGTTAAATCCTGACGTATTTGATACTCAGGACAATCACGGGTAATAAGTAGGTAATTAAAGTTTACCGAAGACCGTGTTAGGAGGCCACAATCGAAAGCAGTGGCTTTGCCGTTGGACGAGATTCCAACAGGTTATTAAATCCGTTGTTTTAGGATGTGTGGCAGAGTGGCTTATAGCGCTTGCTTGGAGAGCAAGAGGTCGGTGAAAATCGGCCCGGAGGTTCAAATCCTTCCACATCCGCCAATTTATTTGAAATTATAAATAAAATGTTTTTAAAATGGGTAAAATTTTTATTTGCTAAAAAATCAAAAAACCCTGAAAAGGTAGTAATTGGTTTTGTATTACCAGATGGCAAAAAATTTAATATCGAAGCAATAAAACCATCAACAAATCCATTTGCTTGTAAAATTCATCCAGATTATATTCCTGTAAGTCCGCCAACAAATAATTGTAATAGTTGTTGGGAATATTATAGTAAAGGCCGTAGTAAATGGTAATATGAATCAGAGTTATTATGACGATGATTACCCTGAAACAAATAGGGATAAGACTTTAGTGCCACGAAAAGTTTCTCTTTGGTGTGGTTGTGATAGAGTCTTAATAAGACCGTGGAAAAAGTGCCCCATTTGTGGCAGACGAAATGGCAGAAAACGATTTAAACGGTAAGTTGGCCGAGTGGACTAAGGCGCCAGTTTCGAAAACTGGAGGTCGGCAAAAATGCTGACCCGTAGGTTCAAATCCTACACTTACCGCCAATTTTATATTCTTCTTGACTTTTCTTTCTTTTTTTGATATCTTTATCTTTATGAATTTTCAACCACCAATCATATATGGAATTTATAATCTAACTTTGAATAAATGGGTTCAAGATGCAGATTCAGATGTTGGTGCAGATGTTAAATGTTATAGTCTATCTAAAGCAGAAAAATTATTGGAAAGAGTAAATGATTTGAAAATGCTTAATCCAAATAATAGAAACATGCAATTTGAAATAAGGCCTTATAAGGATTTATGAAACTTAAAATTATAGGTGATGGGGCGTTTGGTTCTTTTCTTAAAGAATTACTTGCTCCTCATTTTGAAATTTGTGATGATGCAGAAAGTGTTATTCTTGCTATTCCTATATCTGCATACCCATCTTGGGGAGCACAATTGTCTGATAAACATCTAATAAATGTATGTTCGGTTCAAAAACCATCAACTGATATACTTCTTTCGTCAACAGACAGAGTTACAAGTATTCATCCTTTATTTGGAAGGCGAACACCCGAAGATAAACGGAATTCAATTTTGACATATATAGGAACAAACAATGATACATGGGATTCAGGATTAGATTGTCAATTTGAATTCATAAAAATATTTGGAAAAGTTTCTAAAATAATAGATACTGATCAAGAGGGTAAAAAGTTTACACCTGAATCGCATGACCAGCTTATGGCTAAAACCCATGTAGCTGCCGTTATGGCAGCTAAACAATTAAAGGTATTTGTTGACAGAGTTAAAGATGTTCCTGATGAATTGATTCCTCATAGTTTTCGTATGATGCGAGAGTTTGTAAAAACTCTTGATGATATGCCGAAAGGAACTATTGAAAGTATTATGGCAAATCCATATTTTTAATAAAACCATTAAATAAAATAAGTTGATTATAAAAACCCATTGTTGTATCATTTAGATATGACAATGGGTGTTTTTATTTTAGTTGTTATAGCAATGACATTTTATGGATTTGGTGAATATTTTTCAAAATTATTTGCTAATATAGGTGGTTCAAAATTTGCTCTTCTAGCTCTTCTTTTCTATATTTTAACTTCTATCTGTTTTTTACCAGCCTTAAAAAAGCTTAATTCACTTTCTATTTTAGGAACTATTTGGAATGTAGGCTATATGATAATTACATTGGGAATAGGTATTTTAATATTTCATGAAACTCTTACCATACTTCAAATTATAGGTATAATATTTGGTTTTATTGCTATAATTTTATTGTCAATATAATAAATTGATTTTCTCTTAATCTGTGTTAGTATGCTTCACAGAAGGAAAAATATATGATTGACAAAACTAATTTGACTGATGCTGAAATTCAAGAAAATTACCAAGAATTTTTGAAATTTGTTGGTGATACTTTCATTGGTAAAAGAAAAGATAAACTTCTAAAAATGTATTCTGATGAAGAAGATTCGTTGGGATTACCTTTAGCAACTGCACCTGCATCAATGTGTGAACATTTTCATCTGTGTTATCCGGGTGGATATTTGCAACATGTTATGCATGTAATCAGATTATCTTTTGCAGGAAAGAAATTATTTGAAATTGCTGGAGCAAATATTGATTTTACAGATGAACAAATGGTATTTGCAGCTATGCATCACGATTTAGGAAAACTTGGTGACCCTGAATTTGGTGAATATTATGCTCCACAAGACCAAGATTGGAAGTATAAGAAGGGTGAATTTTACAAAATGAATCCTAATCTTCCTTACATGGAAGTTACTGATAGAGCTATATTTCTACTTCAAAAGTATGGTGTAGTTTATGATTGGAAGGAATACCTTGGTATTAAATTATCAGATGGTTTGTTCAATGATTCCAATGAAAAATATCTAAAACAATATAATCCTGAAATGTATTTATCAACTAATTTACCACGCATAATTCATACTGCTGATTATACAGCATGTAGGTCAGAATATGACAGGTGGCATTATGTTAAAGCTGAAGAAAAGCTCTAATAATTCCATGAATAAAAAACATTCCCCGTCTGAAATATTCAGATGGGAGAATTTTTTTGTGCAATAGAAGACTGCTAACGCGGATTAAACATCCGACATGAAATTTCATATTGTCGAAACAAGTATATCCACTATTATTTTTCACTATTATAAGTATCATTGCTACAAATGAAATAGTGTTGACTTTTAACAGACCTGTGATATGATATAATTATGCCTGTAATAAAGGATGATAAAATATTGCTGATTCGTTGTAAATGCCATGGGCATATTCTGGAAATTACTTACGATGATTATTGGATTGAAGAAGGTGTAGAACCTGATTTTTATGTTTCCGTATGGAATCAATCTCCATGTCCACTTTCTTTTTCTTACCGCCTTAAACTTGTTTGGGACTTAATTCGTGGAAAAGACCTTAGTGGTGATGATGTAATAATAGAAAAAGCAGATGCACAATCGATTGTAAATTTCTTAAACAAACAAATAAGAGCAAATTATGTCAAACAAAAAAAGAACAAAGGAAATGCAATCAGATGAAATCCTTACTTTAGAAGTACCCATAGCCGAAATAATGAAACAAGAGGAAATTATTTGGTCGCCGGGAGATACAGCGCCACGTTATGTTATTGTTCGTGGTGGATTAAGAGTATCTGACAAAGATTATCCAGAACGGGATGACCCAAGGGCAATTTCTGAAATGAATTTTTGGAACAGAGTAATCAGTCGTTGGCCTGATGGAACGAAAATTGAAATCGTTCAATATGATAAAAAGAAGCATCGCATTTGGTAAAAAAATAAAAATATTTATCTAAATTTATACGTAACGTGGTAGAGAAATCTACCACGTTTTTTCTTTTTGTACGTCTTTGCCGATATTTATTCAATGAAGATATGGTAGAAAAAAATAATAAAAATATACCAACTCTATATGTTATACCATCTGATAATAAGGAATTGCAATTTTTTTCCAAAAAGTTTAAGTTTGACATGATGGAGCAAGTCATAAACATGATTGCGTTTGCTATTGAACATAATTTACCTCTTGTTGAAGTATTTCAGTTTAAAAATTCTGACTTTGTTATAACATTATCAGAGAGAGATTATTTGACTAACCTTAACAATATTTATTCTTACTATGTAGAAAAAGAAGCTTACGAATATTGTCCAAAGGTAGTCAAGTTACAGAAAATTCTAAAGGAAAAGTCCGTAATAAATACTGATGAAAACCAAACGAATCGACACTAATGAAGTTAAGGACATAAGCCCTATTATCCCACAACGAAATAAGATTAAAAATCTTCTATCAATTTATCAAAGAAATCTTAATGAAAAGCAAAAAAATTTTTTGGAAATTGCCATGGACAAGAATACAAAAATTGTATTCGTATATGGGCCTGCTGGCACGTCCAAAACGTATATGGCAATATATGCTGCACTTACACTGGTCAATCAAAGAAAAGTAAGTGATTTAATCTACATTCGTTCAGCAGTAGAATCATCAGAAGCTAAACTTGGATTCTTACCCGGAGAAGCTGACGAAAAAATGGCACCATATTTAGCTCCTTTAACGGATAAATTAGTAGAATTATTACCAAAAAATGATATAGATATTTTAAAAAAAGAAAATAGAATTTCATCTATCCCAGTTGGATTTCTTAGAGGGTTAAATTGGAATGCTAGAGTAATAATTTCTGATGAAGCGCAGAACATGACTTTTAAAGAATTATTTACATTGATTACTAGGGTAGGAGAATTTAGTAAAATGTTTATTTTGGGTGACCCTGAACAATCGGACCTCAACGGTAAAACCGGATTTCTTAAAATGATATCTTATTTTGATGATGAAGAATCGAGAGCTAATGGAATTCAAGTGTTTAGATTTACCGATAATGATATTGTAAGAAGTGGATTGGTTCAATTCATTGTCAAAAAAGTTAAAAAAACGATTTGAGAGTCTATTTATAGGTTATATTATGTCTGATAATGAAAAAGTATCTTCCTTACTGGAATTAGATGCACCAGAAATACAACCAAATGATGTTTTTCTAGTCACAGATATGAGTCAACGGGAGTCTAAACAACTTCCAGTAGGACAATTATTACTATTTATTGAAAGTAGTGGAAGTTTTTTGGCTTATGATTCTGCTCATGCAGATACGGCCTCTTATATTTTGGCTAGTGGTATTGATGGTATTATACCTCTTGCTACTAATGCGTCACAATCTATATCATCAAGTTGGGCGAGTCTTGCTGATACAAGTTCTTATGCTATTACAGCATCATCTTCTTCATATTCTGCATTTTGTTCAATTACATCAGATATTGCTAATACTGCTTCATTTTTGTCATATACTGGAACACCTAATGGTACAGCTTCGTATGCTATAACTTCCCTTACATCAAATACTGCTCAAAATGCCGCGTTTTTAATTTATTCCAGTGGAAGTAATAATGGAACATCATCGTATTCTGTAACGTCGCTCACTACTATTTCAGCATCGTATTCCAATACATCATCATATTCCAATACGTCATTATATTCTGATACTTCAAGTATAGCAATATCATGTAATACCGCACAGACAGCAAGTTTTTACAATGGCCCAAGATTTGCTCCTACTTTTATAGCACCCGTTACTATTTTTTCTGGTACAGGACAATCTGCATTTACAACATTTGATTGTAGTCCTTATATTCCGGTTGGAACCAGCGTGGTTATTTTAGATGCATGGTCTGTAAATGGTAATACAAATACTACCGGATTTGTTTATATAAGACCAGATTCCTTTTTTACTGCTTCAAATTATGTATTGATAGCATTTCGTTCAGCAGGCAGTGGTGATAATGTAGCAGTTGGTGCACAAGGAAGTTTTCCTCTTTCTTCAATTAGTCCTTTAACATTTCAATTCAGTGTGACACAAACAGCAGATGGTGGAACAACGATTCGTTTAATAGGATATTACTAATAATAACAATTTTATGCCAAATATAGGAAATCAATTATTAACACAGTTAGTGGAACTTACAGCACCTGAAGTTCAACCAAATGATATATTTCTTATTGTAGATATAAGTGCTAATGAATCAAAAAAAATTCAAGCATATGATTTGGCATTGTGGTTGAATGCAAGTGGAAGTCTTTATGCAATTTATGCAGTAAATGCTGATACAGCTTCATATATTTTGGGGAGTGAAGTACATGGAACGGTAATTTCATCAAGTTATTCAAATAAATCTTCATTATCAGATACCGCTTCTTTTGCTCTGCTTGCAAATAGTTCTTCATATGCTTTGACTGCTTCATTTGCTATGAGTGGGTCAGGAGGAGCAACTTCCATTACTGCTTCGTATTTACTTTATTCAGGTGTGCCCAATGGAACGGCATCATATGCTATAACTTCTTTCACATCAAATACTGCTCAAAATGCTATCTTTTTACTTTATAATAGTGGAAGTAATAATGGAACGGCATCGTATGCTATAACCACTCAAAATGTACAGCATTCGACTACATCTGATACTGCGTCTTATGTTGCTGGAGGACCAACAGCTACAGCTTCATATGCTCTTTATGCTCAACAATCGGCTCCGGGGTCGTCTAGTTATTTGATATTTTCTTCAACTAATGGAACATCATCTTATGCTATGGCTGCACAAGTCATAGCTAATATAATGGCTAATTATGGTATCTTTTTAGCATATACTCAATCAGTTAATATGGCACAACTTGATGATGTAGATATATTGTGGTCCACAGCAGCAGAGGCCATAACACCCATTGAAGCTATGGGAACTGTAATTGTTCCTTTTACATCATCAGTTCCTACAAATGGAATTGTATATCTTTCCGCAATGGATAGAAATACAGGATTCCAGACTTTGTTGGATTCAACTCCAATATCAGTGAATGTCCCTATTATATATACTTGGGATAATCAATATGCTAGTGGAACTATAGAAACTCCGTTTTCCTTAATGGGGCAATCAAGTTTTTATGGTTCTTATATGTTATTTGTGAGTTCATCAAATAATATTAAAATTGAACCAACGAGAACTGTTCGATTTAAAATTTCCAGTCAAAGTGACACGGTAAATTCTTATGTAAATGTTCCATTAAGTTTAAGTGTGTTTCCATCTAGTTCTGTTGTATTCACATTTACATCCACAGATGGTGGTCCTTTTACGGATTATATTACAGGTTTATTTTACACAATGTCTTTTAATAAACAAATATTTACATTAGATGCCATTAACCAAGGTTTGACATCAATGTATTATTATTGGACATTGAATAGCGTCACAGAATCAAATTTTTCAAATAATCCATTATCAATATTGAGTGGTGTACCTAATTCTTTAACTTCTCTATCATGTTCAAATTGCTCTTTGGCATCGTTTTACACATTCCAATCTTCATCGTTAAGTACTCTAAGTTGTGATGGTAATTTCTTAACATCATTACCAAATTTTCCAACATCCATGTCGTATATAAATTGCTCAAATAACAATTTGACATCTTTAAATTTACCATTAACATTATCATATTTGAATTGTTCTTTAAATCAACTGACTTCACTACCAAGTGTTCTTCCATCAGGGTCATATACATTTTTGGCTGATAATAATCAGATACAAGTTTTACCATCTGCCCTTCCAGATACCATAGTTACTATGTCAATGAATAATAATACTTCATTATTAAACTTTTCACTAACACCTTTACCTGCTCAATTGGGTTATCTTTCTTTCAATAATTGTCCAAATATAGGTAGTTTACCGAGCATACCGACAGGAGTTTTATATTTATCTTTACAAAGTTGTAGTCTTAATTCGACAGTTTTGGAGAATATTACAGCTAATTTAGCATCTAGTAGCTTATCTGCTAGTATGATTAGCGGAACAGTTGATATAAGAGGAAATGGCGCACCCGATAGTACAGCATTAAACAATTTACAGACGTTAATAAATAATGGATGGGTGGCATTATACGATATGTAATACTTATACTTAAAAGGAATATAAAAATATGTCATTACAAAGCATACCAATCAGTGGTTTAAATCCGGATAGTGTAGTTGTATCAAGTGATTTTATACCAATAGTTCAAAGTTCTTCTTTAACAACTTTTAGAGTACCATTGTCAGTGTTAGCGAATTGGATATCTTCGTCTGTTGATGCTAGTTCTTCATTTTCATCTGTATCAGCATCATATGCCTACTCAGGCAGTTGGGCTTTTATGAGTATTAGCTCCAGTTATTTAATTTATCCTAATTTATCTACTGCTTCATATGCAATAAGTTCAAGTTATGCAATAAGTTCAAGTTATACAATAAGTGCTTCGTGGGCATCATCGCCTGCTAGTTCTTCGTGGGCTTCTCGGTCTATTTGGTCGTTATCATCATCGTTTGCTTCTCGGTCTATTTGGTCGTTATCATCATCGTGGGCTTCACAGTCAATAAGTTCATCGTGGAGTCCATTTATTCCATCAGTTAGTGCCTCATATGCTTTTAACTCATTGAGTTCAAGTTATTCAGCAACAGCAAGTTATACACCACCATCTGCTAATATGATACGTGCTTTTGGTACGATATTAATGGCGCAAGCAAACAAATATGATACTATACTTATTTCATCAGCTTCATATAACATAAAATCTGCTGTATATTTAGGTAATAATAATGCAAGTAATATTCTACCAGATAATAATTGGTCTTCACCATTAGGTGTAAATACATTACACACTCATTTACCCGGAAATGCCATTTGTATTACGTTTAATAATCCTATGCCAACAAAATATTATACGGTTGTAAATACCTATAATGGATACGAACCTTATGGGTATGAGGGTATTAATACATATATCAGTCCAGTAGGTCAAACTATTAATGGATATACTATGTCATTTTCTGGTGGTGATAATAGTAGTACTGAAGGAAAATTCTTAACTAATTTCATGGTTTTACATCCGTAAAATAGTTATAATATATTACTACTGATGAATTCATAATGAAAGACAAAAACTTACTAAAGTCTAAATTTTCATGGATATTAGGATGTTCAGCACTTTTTATAGCATTGTGTGCAGCATTTTTTAGTGTTTATGGTATTTCAACCCTTTTTGCAGGAGCATTTATTTCCGCTGTAATTATGGCGTCATCTCTTGAAATAGGTAAATTGGTTGGAGTTACATTTCTATATCGTTATTGGACAAAATGTAGGGGATTTTTAAAAGCATATTTAATAAGTGCTATTTTGGTATTAATGCTTATAACGTCATTAGGTATTTTTGGTTATTTATCGGCTGCTTATCAAAAATCTTCCTCAGAATTTAATGTGGCACAAGAAAAGATATCAAATGTACAGGACCAAAAAACCTATTACAAAGATAAAATAGATGTGGCTAAAAAGCGTATTGATGACCTTACTAAACTTCGGGCTTCTCAAGAAACTACAATAAATAACGTGATAGAAAAGAAAGGTCTTTTTTCTTCAAAGTGGAATCAATCATCACAACAACAAACGGTGGATTTAATCTCTGATACTGATAAGAGTATAAAAGAAGAAAATCAAAAAATACAAGAATCTATTGATACTATTCGTGGTATTGACAATCAAATTAATCAGTTAAAATCAACAATAGTAGCAAGAAAAGATATTCAGACTTTTAAATTTGTTGCCGATGCATTAAAATTACCATTGGATACTGTAGCTAGATGGTTTATTTTATGTTTAATTTTTGTATTTGACCCATTGGCAATTTCTTTAGTTTTAGCATACAATGTAGCTGTTTATAGAAAAGAAGATGAATCCGTATATGATAGAAATACAAATAATATTCCAGTATTGTTGAAAAGCGAACCAGAACCTTTGCCACCACCCATATCTCAACCAAAAATTGATTCAGAACCTTTGCCTACTGTCAAAGAGGAACCAAAAGTAGAGAAAATAGAAGAAAAGAAACCTAAATATAATATGCCATTGTGGTATAAACAAATGTTTAAACTTTAATACTTGCCAAAATGAATAACATATATTAAACTCAATTATATTAAAAATTTTGATATTTAATTAGTTATTCAACTATATATGACGCTGATAATCCTTATGTAATTAATGATGAATCAATCTGATATAAATTGTATAGTAGAACTATTAAGTAAAGCCATAAAACAAAATGATTGGGATGCCGTGGCAGAAGCTCTTGAATATATTCAAGAATTTCAAGATGACCCCCAATATGAAGAAGAATAACATATGTTAATTTCTTTAGTTATATTGTTGTTAATATTATTAATAGTATCTGTTGTTTTCAACTTTCTCCTTTTAAAAGCAGGTGAACGACAACTTGTAATAAATGAATTGTATATAAGCTGGATATCTGAATGGAGAATACAAGTTCTAAAGACTTGGGCACATATGAAAATGCTTGATGATAAGCAAATGTTTGAAAAAGACGATGAAGTTGGCATTGTATTTCAAGATATGAAAGACCTTATACAGAATCTTAATAATAGAACTGAAGAAACCATAGAAGAAGAAGGAGAATAAAATTTTCTATGAAGAAGAAAAAAACCCTGAAGCATAGTCATGTCCATAAATTCAATAAGAAGAATAGAAAACTAAGAAAAAAAACTATTCATCGAAAAAAAAGAGTTGTTCGTCATTATAGAAGAAAGGTGATGCGCCGATATCATAAGAAAAGAGTTATAAAAAATCCTATAATATCATCTGTATCTCCCATTGTAGTAATTACACCACCAAAACGAGGTAAAAGAAGTAGTAACACCTCCATTAGTAAGATGTATTTTACTAAAGATACTGAGGATTCTATTATTAAATATAATAACACAACTGATTCTCAAATTAGAGAAGATATTTACAATACTAAAATTAAACATCCGTTTGAAAAATTAGTTGAGAATATTTTTAATACATTTAAATTTAGTTATTTTGAAATTGGTCCTTTGGATGTTCAAAAAGAAACTGTCGCTCATTTAGTATCAAACATACATAAATTTGAAGCTGGAAAGGGTAAAGCTTTTTCTTATTTTTCAATTATAGCAAAACATTATTTAATTGCGTTAAATAACTCAACTTATAAAAGACGTAACCAACATGTCGAAATAAGTGAAGAGCATGATGAAAATACAGTTCAGCTTCAAACCGAAGATAAACATTATAAAGATGCAGAAATGCATGAATTCATGGAGTTGATGATAAAATTTTGGGAAAATAATGTAGGAAAAATTTTTACCAAACAAAGGGATTTAGATATAGCTAATGCGGTTATTGAATTGTTTAGAAGTTCTGACCGAATAGATGCATTCAATAAAAAAGCTTTATATCTCTATATCCGAGAAATTTCGTCTTGTAAAACCCAGCAAATTACTAAAGTAATCAACAAGATGAAACAATATCAAAATAACATATCCCGTTCTTATCTTAACCAAGGTTCTATAAATACCGAAAATTACATAAAGGTTTAATAAAATACCATACGCCTCTATTTATAGGGTATGGAAACTGATTTTGAATTATTTGAAGGAAAATCCTTCAGGGATTTATGTAGAGATATTGTTACTAATCAAACTCATCGCAAAGAACAAATCGAAATTTTTATTGGAGATTTGCGTCCAATGATTAAAACGGTTAACGATGCTATGCAAGTTGTTCCTCTTATAAAACAATATATTGATGCAGGCATTTCTAATGACGAACATCTTGTAAAATTGGCTCAAATTTGCCAAAGAATTATGGCTATTCAAGCTAATGTTGAAGCCGGTGGTGGTTCTTTTGGTCTTAGTGAAGAAGAAAAAAAAGAATTGATGACTACTATTGATGAGATTAAGAAATCAGATTCGGTTATTGTTAAAACTATTTCTCAAAAGGAATAAGTTATGTCATATTGGAATAGACCTTTTAGTAACTTTGCTCCTTCGTTAGATACAGTATCTCTTTCTGCTGGTATGCGAAAGGGTAAGACTACTGCTGATGAATTTTATGAAATAGAACCTGCTATAGTCTTAGATATAATATTAGACATAAATCATCCTTATTTTAAAGAAAAAAATTATAAATTGATTCCTGACCAATGGCCTGTCTGTATAAATGGAAAACCGCCTCTAAATACCGACCAAGATTATACTTGGGTAGGTAGAGCGCAAGTCAGGCTTCTTTATAGTCAACGTAATGTAGCTAAAGAAGATTTGATATGGGCAATACCTTTGGAATCCAATATATCAGAATATCCTGTATTAAATGAAATTGTTGGTGTAGTATTTTATTTGGGTCAATATTATTATACAAGAAAAATTAACATCTTTAATACTCCTAACGCTGATGCTAATTTTAATATGGAATTAGCGTATGGTGGATTTAGAGATAATCCTCAATCTATAATTCAAGGAAATAGAGAATTATTGGTTAATTCTACAGACCCAAAAATTCCGTATATTGGACCACCCTCTAAGTTAAACTCTTTAGGTAGTGTTGGATATGTAGGTGCATTAGGAAGATATTTTTTTTATAATAATAGAATACGATGCCTTAAGAGAAGAGAAGGAGATTTGATTTTTGAAAGTCGTTTTGGGCAGTCTATTCGATTTGCTTCTTATGATGACAACAGAAATAATGATAAAGGTTATAATTCTGATTTCAGTGGATATGCTGATTATAAAGGTAGTGGTATAACCAATCCATATTCTAAAACAGAAGCAGGTGGCGGCAATCCTATGCTTCTTATTCGCAATCGTCAACGACCATTAAATTCAACAAGTGATGATGAGAAAAATGTTGGTGGTTACATGCTAGAAGATATTAATAATGATGGTTCTTCTATACATCTTACATCAGGTGTTACTTTAAGTGCATTTCAAACAACATGCTTAAAGAAAATGTGGGGAATGGGAGAAGAACAATCTAAATTTAACGGTAATACTTTATTTGTATTTCCTAAATTATTAGGTGACCAGATAGTAATAAACAGTGATAGAATTGTTATTTCAGCTAAAAGAAACGAAATGTTTCAATATTCAAAAAAACGAATGGCATTTGTTACGGATGATGAATTTACAGTTGATGCTCAAAATCAAATAGTTATTAACACAAACAATAAAACGGTATTAAATTCCCCGGCTATTTATTTAGGAGAATATAATCAGACTAATGAACCTGTTTTGCTTGGGCAAACATCGGTCAATTGGCTGTATAATTTGTGTAATTGGTTATTGGAACATACCCATTGGTATAAACACAATCATCCGGATGCACAGGGTGGAACAGTGGGTGGCCCAAATCCGGTTCAAACACAAGCATCGGTTCAGATAGCATCTTTGATTGTATTAAGAGATACTTTAAATTTATTAATGAGTAGAAGAGTATTTGTAGTGGGTGGCGGGCTAGCACCGGGTGTGAATGGTGGGACTATTCCAAACGGTGCATCACCTGTAACAATAACCACACCTTCTGGGACTGGAGTTCCGGGCGGATGGGGCGGGTCTAATTATAAAACATAATACATAATATGAAAATAGATGAATTAAGAAAAGCTATTCGACACTTGGTAAGACAAGAAGTTAAAAAAACGGTAGCAGAAGAGGTCAGTAAAGCTATGGGTAAGGTGTTGGTGGAAATGGTAAAGGAAATTAAATCCAATAATCCTTCTAAGATAATTGAAGATGTTGAAGAAGTGCCAGAATCTACTGCTGCTATCATACAAACAAAAAATCCAAAACTTAATTCTGTTTTGGCTGAAACTGCTCGTAATTTCAAACCATTACAGAAAACAACTGATGCATCTTTGATAGAATTGATTGGTGGCGGAATGGCAAAAATAGGTCAAGAGGAAAATATGGAATCAGAACAACCTGCTACTAAAATAGATTTCCTGAAACAAATAGTAGGACAGCCATCAGAAGTAAGTCAACCATCTGCTTTAGATGGCGGAGCTGAAGTTCCTGCTGCTTTAAAGAAGGTTTTCAAAAAGGACTTTAGAGCTATTATGAAAAGGATAGATGAACAGAAAAAGGGAACAGCTAGTGGAGGATATATTGATACTACAAAACTTTTATCTGGATAATTATGGCAACTATAGTCACAAATCCTATATCAGCAGTTCCAATTGGATTAACTTTACCAATTCAAGATGGTAATAGTGGATATTTTGCACAATCGTTTGATACTTTAACACAAGTTAAAACCAATATTACTAATCTTTTAAATACTCGTCAGGGAGAAAAAAGATTTCAACCAACATTTGGAACAAGATTATGGAATTTGGTTTTTGAACAAAACGTAGATACGTTGAAAGACCAAGCAATTAATATAGTGAGTGAAGATATATCATCATGGATACCAAATGTGACGGTTACTAATGTAACTGCTAATTTATTAACAAGTAATCAAATAATAGCAGAAACAGATATTTATATGTTGGAAATTGCTGTGACTTTCATGGTAAATTTAACAAAACAAATTGACACGGTAATAGTAACAATTAATAATGCCTTACAGTAATTTATGGCAACAACAACACAAAAAAGCTTTCAGCCAAATAGTAAAGAAGTAAGATATCTCAATAAGGATTTTTCTCAATTTCGCCAAAATCTTATTAATTTTGCCAAGTATTATTTTCCAAACACTTATGCTGATTTTAATGATGCAGCTCCGGGTATGATGTTTATTGAAATGGCATCTTATGTTGGAGATGTTTTATCTTATTATACTGACTATGCTTTCAAAGAGGGTCTTCTTTATAATACAACAGAGAGAAAAAATATTATCGCTCTAGCAAAATATCTTGGTTATACAACTTCGCCGGCAAAAGGTGCCACCGGACAGATAAATGTATCTCAAATTTGTCCTACTACAGTTGATGAGAATGGAAATTATGTTCCTGATAATAATTATGCATTAAGTATTCAGGAAAATATGCAAGTGTCTAATAATGCTGGTGCATATTTTTTGACTTCTGAAACCATAGATTTCACAGTTAATACCAACTTATCTCCGTTGACTTCATCAGTTTATCAAAGAGATAATACAGGAGTTCCCACATTTTTCTTATTGCAAAAAACTTCTAATATTCGTTCAGGACAAATTGTAACTAAAACTTTTACAATTAGTGCAATGCAACCATTTATAAATCTTTATCTTGATGAGGATAATGTTTTGGAAATCATAAGCGTGGTTGATTCTGATAATAATCAATGGCATCAAGTTGATTTCTTAGCTCAAGAAATGGTTCTTACTGATGTTCCAAATAATGAAGCATTTGAAGGAACGCTTTCCACTTATCAAGGTACTGTTCCTTATATTCTTGATTACTTGAAAACATCACGAAGATTTACAGTTAATGTAGATGAAAATAATAAAACATATTTGCAATTTGGAGCTGGAACGAGTGGATTTGCTGATGAAATTATTAATTTAAGTTCACAACAAATTGGAGTTGGATTATCTAACATAAGTAATCTTAATTTACCAATAGACCCTTCTAATTTTCTTAATAATGACACTTACGGATTAGCACCACAAAATACTACATTGACTGTAACATATACAATTGGTGGTGGTTTTGAGTCAAATTCACCATCAAATTCCATTATCAATGTCGATTCAGTTACTATAAACAATTCAACAGATGGACTTACACCTGAACAAACGTCACTTCTCAATACCGTTCAAAGTTCTTTAAAAGTTAACAACCCAGATGCTACCGTGGGCGGTGCTGGACCTGAAAGTAATGACAATATTCGGCAAAATGCTATTGCTGCTTTTGCAGCTCAGAATAGAGTAGTTACACAAAATGATTATTTGGCAAGAGTATATGCATTACCCCCAAAATATGGTTCAATTGCTAAAGCGCAGGTTATAACTTATAATAGTTTGGATGTATATCAAAATCAAATTTTAACAGGAACAGTTAGTCAAGACAATATTGCTATTGTTAATAATGCCAATACCCAAACTTATTTTAGGAATGTTGCTTTTGATAGAAGCAATCCTTTTGCTGTTAACCTTTATATTTTGTCATTTGATGAAAATGGAAATCTTACTCAATCAAATGAAGCGTTGGTAACTAATTTGTTGACTTATTTGAGACGTTATAGAATGTTGACTGATGGCATTAATGTTATTGATGGTTATATAATCAATATAGGAGTCCAATTTACAATCAGTGTTTTCAAAGGTTATAATAAGAAAGATGTATTAACAAATGCTATTGCTGCTGTTCAAGCTTTTTTTGATATAGATAAATGGGAATTCTCACAACCTATTAATTTAAGTAGCTTAAGATTGGAAATTGCTAAAGTTGAAGGTGTTCAGACGGTTGTATCGTTAAATATTATCAATCTTACACCATTAACAACCAATGGTGGAAATTATTCTCCCGTAGCATACGATATTTCAGCTGCTACTAAAAATGACATAATTTATCCTTCTTTGGACCCATCCATTTTTGAAGTAAAATATCCAAACAGTGATATACAAGGAACCACAATGTAAATTAGGTAAGATTAAACAATATGCATCATTTCATTTATCCATCACAAGACACATTCATAACCAACACTGTAGGACTTGAAGACCTAAATTTTGGATTGGATGAAATTTTGCGTGTAGGTACTGAAACGATTACTGTTAAAAGCACATCACCAACTACAACTATTCCTATCTTTGGAACGGTATTAAATTTATGTGTGTCAGGATTTTCAGGTTCTATTGTTAATTCTTCCATTTATGGGACAGCATCATTTGCATCGGGAGTGATTACAAGTAGTATTGATGCAAATGTAACTGCTTCTAATTTTAATGGAATATTGACAGGTAGTTATCTTTCATCTTCTTTATTGAGTGGTTCAGCTTTTACAGGTTCATTGACAAATTTCAGTGGTAGTTTTACAGGTATTTTTAGTGGAAGTGTTTCTGGTTATCTTTGGACTGATTATTTACAGTACTTTAACGGTAATGTGATTGGGTTTACTGGTCAAATTATTTCAGGAAGTGTTAATGGAGCTGACATTTTACCACAACAAAATACAACCATTTCTGATATAATTTATGATAATAGAGCATTAGTTCAATTTGACATAACTGCTATTTCTCAGTCCATTGCTAGTAGGGATATTGTTAATCCAGAATTTAGACTAAAATTAAAGGTAGCAAGGGAATTTGAATTACCTATACAATATCATATTTATGCTTTTCCAATTTCTGAAAGTTGGGTAATGGGTAATGGATATGTATCTGATAACGGTTCATCACAGGGGGCTAACTGGATATATAGAGATTATGATGGAGGCACACCTTGGGCTACTACAGGTTCATCTTATATTTCATCTTTATCTGTTACTCAGTCTTTTAATTATCAGGTTGGTGACATCAATGTGGATGTTACACCCATTGTCAATGCATGGGTAAGTGGAACAGTTCCTAATAATGGAATTGTTTTAATCAGCGGTGATGAATTTGCACCAACAAGTTCAGGTATGAGTTTGTATTTCTTTAGTAAGGATACTAACACTATTTATGAACCTATTTTGGATGTTGGATGGAGTGATTTTTCTTGGTCAACGGGTAGTATAATCACTTCTAGTGCGAATATTTCTACAATTCCTGCAGGTATTTCTGGAAGTGTTAGTGATAGTGGTTCTATAAGTGGTTTCCTATTTGGTTGTTTCACAGGATTTGGTAATATGTCCTTTTCTTCTAGTATTGACCCTATTAGTGGCTCTAGTGGTTCTTTTATCACAAATTCTTATGCGAGTGGGATAATTCAAGCAACTGGACTTTCTGGGTTGATAACAAGTATGTCTATCAATGGGGATTTTGTTGGTATGGTTAGTAGTTCTACAGTTTGTTTAATTTCTACTTGTAGTTCATGCATACCAAACTTTTATTCCAGAACTGGTGATAGTTGGGTTATTGATGGTCAATTTCCGTCAATGTATTCTCCATATCCTAATGTGCCGGGGTTTGTACAGGAAGGTCTAGCATATCTTAATCAAGGTCAAAATCAATCACAATACGAAGGTCATGACATATATGGTTGGGGTGATAAGTTTAATGAATTTAACCAATATGACTGGACGAGTGACCACGTTTTTCAGGAGGAATTTGGACCGGGTTCCATACCGTTTTTTGTAAATAAAGGATGTAATTGCAATCCTACTCAACAAGGAGCGATAGCATATTCCTATTCTAGTAGTCTATATAACTGTGCAACTGGCGATCCATGTATTCAATCTGCAATTGATAATACAACATGTCTTGGTCCATGTAATCCTTCTTTATCTATTACAATATCATTAATTATGGGAACTTTTACAGATGGAATTTTTAGTGGAAGTGTTTTTACTTCAAGTTTCTGTGATGGATATCTTTTGGGTAGAGGGTTTTTGATTGGTAATTGGAATGAATCAATGATAGATGGTACTATCATAAGTTCATCATATCCATCATCATTTCCTTCTGGAATTGTAGTAACTTTTGATGGTAATTATTTCAGTGGGTCAGCATTTGGGTCTGTAACGGAACTTCCATTGACTAATAGTTATTCCACTTCTAGTTATGGTATATTTAGTGGTGTATTTATTAATGGTCTTCTTGCCGGCTATAAGATTTATGCGCCGTTTTCTGGAAGTATAATGAGCTCTAGTTACAGTTACACAAGTAGCCTCAATACAACTTCATCGGTTATCAATCCTGTTAATGTTAAAAGTTCATTTGCTACAGTAATTCAGAATGTTCCATCATCTGTAACTGCTGGTGATATAATTAAGGTAAATGTTTTTGCTAGACCAGAGTTTCCACTTAAAAATTTTGACAGACAAACCCAATTTACTCAATTTCTTATTCCACAATATTTGCCTACGTCATCATATTATGCAATTAAAGATAATGAAACCGAAGAAATGATACTTGATTTTGACCAATATACACAATTAAGTTGTAATCTTAATGGTAATTATTTTATGCTAGATACCACAAGTTTTCCACAGGAAAGATATTTCAAAATCTTAGTAAGAGTAGAACAAAGTGGAAGTGTTTATACTCTTGACCATAATAATATTTTTAAAATTGTTAGATAATATGACGGATTTCAGTCAACAAATAGCAAGTTTCATAAATTACGGGACATATAATTATCGATTTGATAGTATAGGTAACGAAATTTTAAATCAGTCTTCGTCTATTTTTCAACAAGTTTATTTTAATCTTCCTCTGGGAAATTTTGTTTATAACAATTCTAAAGTATTATCTTTTTATAATCCAACATTTACGGAATTTGTTCCAGCTTCGCCAACAAGTTCAACATCTGCATCATTGTCATCATCATTTCCACAAGCTGCTATTGACCAAATTAATGCAATTACATATCAAAATACTCAATTACAAAGCCAATTAAATTCTGTGGTTGCTAGTAGCTCAATAAATACAAGTTCTGCTGATATACAATCTATAGAAAATACGATTATTAATCTTAGAATTCAATTAGGGCAAGGTTCTGTTCCAAATGATTTCCAAGATATATATCCATATCTTCCGATTCCACCAGAACAAAAAAATCCACCATCACAATAAATATGTCATTACCATATACAATTTTAGGTGAATTCACAGGCAGTATTGAATCTGCTTCGGTTTTGAGTGTACAAGATACATCATTACTTTATGTTTCTCAAAGCTCAGATATTTGGTTCGGTCTTTCTACTAATGATGCAATTGAAATAGGTGCATATTCTACAGACGATCAAACTCTTATAGCATGGGGAACTATTGGTCAAGATAAGACATTTCAAACAATTACATTAACATATTTGAATAATCTTAACATGCCTGTAAGTTATTCATACAGCCAACTTATTAATCCATTTACACTTTATAAAAATAATTCAATATTATTTCAACCACCATTTGATTTAAATGGAATAGGAATTACTAGTGGAAGTTATACTGTGTCTTATAATTTTGTAAGAGAAGTGGCAGGTAATTTATCATCATCTCTTACAATCAAGGATATTTCTCCATCAAGAACTGAAATAAAACTTATACCATCCAATACATTTGATATTGAATATAGTTCTTTCTGTATTAAAAAGTTTCCAATTAGAGATGTGGCTCCTGTTTTGTTGTCAATTATTAAAAATTTTCCTTATGATACAATTTATGAGGAAATGAGTTCTTTAAGTCAATATCAAGATGGTATTTCTTTTTTGAAATTTGTTTTTTTTCTTACTGATGACGGTTCTGTTATAAATTTGTTAAAAAATTTATACGAAGATTACATAAAATATACTTTTGTAACTCCAACAACAAATACTTTACAACAACCTGTAACTATAAAGAGAATTCAGGGTATAAGAACATATTATAGTAATTATTTATTACAAAGTTATAGACATATTGCTGATTTTAATGATATTAGACAACAGTATATCAATTTTGTAAATGCTCGATTAGATGAAAAATTCAGCCAACTTTTAAATTCACAAGACCAAGGATATAAAGATGCTAGACAGTTTTGTTATGATTTCTTTGTGACATATTTTTATGACAATGCTGTTAGTCCATTACAATCCAGTTACGAAGACAAATATTTTGGATATTTAAAAAACGTACTAAATTTTGGAAATAATAAATATTTCTCAATATTAGATATAGGATATCTTGATGAAAGGACAATTCCTACAGACCCTCTGACTCTTATTGTAAAATTATCATCGGCACTTTCTTCTGATATTTCAATAAAGGATACGTGCTGGGTATCTAATTTTGGTATGGTGCCTTATGTGTTTACTGCTATTTTACAAGCACCGGTACAATATCAAACTATAACAATTTCTTCCCCAAATTTTGGACCACCGCAAAATCTTATTAATGTAGGGAATTCTAACATTTTATATTCAGCAGATGACCTTTCTTATCCATCTACTATAGAAAATAGTATTAGAATTAACAAAAATATTGCTAAATTGAATACGGATTATACTGATTATAATAATTTTGTGGTATTCTCGTCTGCACAAAACAGGCTTAATATTTTTAAGAATAAGATGATTCAATGGACAGTTTTGAGTGCTTCGATAGTGGAACTTAATAATAGATATAATAGTTCATTATCATCTTCAATACCTTATCAATATTATTTTAATGAATTATCTAGTTTTAGTACACAAAGTAACCAAATAGTTGATTCATTCGATGGATTTGAGTCCTATTTATTTAATTCTGGTTTCTACCAATATAATTTGCAGTCTGGTTCATTTTATAGTGCGAGTTATATAAGTGATGCAGACTTTAGTGCAAGTCTATATGACACAAATAATAGAGATAGTCTTTCATCAAATGTACCCCAATATATTATTGATGACGACAACTATTCAGAGTATTTGACCTTTTTGAATATGATAGGTCATCATTTTGATGATATTTACACATATATTTCTGCTATGCCTATTGAAAGGCAGGTAAAAAATGAATTTACTTCTAGCCTTCCAACCAATACATTAAAAGAAATGTTGTATTCTTTTGGATGGGATGTCGATGATATTATTGGGTCGCTAGACCTTGACGAAGTATATCTGAACAGTATGAATTCAGCATCTTATAATGCTTTATCTTCCCAACAGAGACTTCAAATTATATGGAATCGCATTCTCATTAGTTTACCGGGCATCTATAAGACCAAGGGTACAGAACAATGTGTGGATTATTTGTTGTCATGTTATGGTTTACCTTCATCGATGCTTACGATAAGAGAATATGGTGGGACAGATTATGCTAGCGATATATCTCCTACATATGAACTAGATGAAAAAATGTATATGCTCCAATTCTCAGGCGTGAGTGATTACATTGAAGGACCAATACCATATTCAGTTATGACAACAGAATTCAAATTTTCCATTGGTTCTGACCCTAACAATACTTATTACCCAAATTTTAAATTTTTCCCATTATTTACAAGTATTCCATATCCATATTCAAGTTCTTATAATTTTAATTGGGCTTTAGGATTCTATAGAGTTCCGGGTCAATATACTGGAAAAGTTGTGTTTCAAATGGGTTCTGGTTCTTCAGGTATTAATATAACAAGTAGTGTATTGCCTATTTTCAATGGTGATATTTTTAGTGTGATGTTGAGAAGAAATTATCCAAATTCTTTATTTGACCCATCTACAGATTTAAATGATATTCCTACTGAATATGATTTAACCGTTCAAAGGAATGAAAATGGAAGAAAAATTTTTTATTCTACATCCGATGCAATTTTTTATAATAATGACAATGATGTATTTTCTCAATTTGGTAAATTTAGATTAAGTGATGGAACATTTAAAGGGGCATTGGATAAATTATTAATTTGGGATGTTCCTATTGATGATAACGATTTTGAAGAACACGTTGATGATTTAAATTCATATGGTTTTAGTGGTTCTGTTCCTTATCAACATTTATGGGTAAGATTAAATTGGGATTATCCACAAAACATGTATTATTATAGTGGTTCTGTGTGGGTTGATAATGAATCTCCATACTATGCTATTCCAAACTATTACACAGACCAAACTCTTACTACTGTTAATCCTACTTTATATTCTGCATCTTTGAGTATTATTGAACAAAATTGGCAATCTTATTATCCGACAGGTTCAGTTGAAATTATTGCTCATAACTTTCCAGAAGCAATTGGAAATGCTTTTTCTGCTTCTTGGGTTGGTTATCCTACATGTCAATGGTTTTCTCAATCAGTTTATCCATATCAATTTCAAGAATTGACATACCAACAGAATATTGATGCATCTAAATTTGGACCTAATAAATATAAAAATGTTAAAATCCGAACATTATCTTATAATCTCGATACTAGACTTGACCCATTTGACAGGTCAACCATTAATCCTGATATAACAGTTTCAGGTGAGTCTAATCAACTTGGATTTTTTATTGACCCACAGGATTCTAAAAATAAAGATATTTTGAGATATGTTGGTAAAAGCGGCATTATGGGGCTTATTGGTAATACATCTGACCTTTACAATGACAAATATGCAAATTTAGTTAATAAAAATTATGAATATAATACAAATGGTAATAAAAGAACATATTTTAATGAATTATTGACAGTATATAAATTTTATTTTGATAAATCTATTTTTCAAGCTATACGAAATATTATACCAGCTAGAGCTAATTCTTATACAGGTGTGGTAATTGAGCCAACACTTCTTGAAAGACCAAAATATCAAAATAGGCCAATAACAGCTAGTCTTGACATTTCATATAAAACTCCAACTGTAATAAAAAATATTTATAATTTTGATGAATGTCTTTTTTGGACAGATTTTAATACTGACTGGACATTGGTAAACGGTGGTTTTCCACAATTACAACAGTCTATGGCAAACTCTATGCCTCCAAGTTATAGTGATATAATAGACTTAACATACATAGATGACCCTACAGAAGTAAAGCCTTCTAATATTGGAAGTGGATATTATACTGATTTCATGGATAAAATTCAACATTCCTTCTATCCTGATTTTGAATTATTGCCTAGATTGTGGGAAACATCTTCATCAGGACCATTATCATCTAATTACACCATTCCTATTTATGGTTCGGTAACTTCTCAAGATGAAGGTGGTAGATTTATAATTGGACCTGACCACGGTGTTAATTATCCAAATAAATTCTTTTCAGGTTCTAATCAAGGAAATCATCCAATTCTATACTATATGGTAAAAGTGTGGGATAAATATTATTATTATGCCAAAACAGGGGAATATATTCGTTCTGATAATCCATTAGATAACACATATTCATCCTCGTCGCTATATCTTTATAGATACGTTATGCTTGATGAACATTATATGAGAAATCTAATATATTTTACGGATTTAGTATCATTGCCTGTATATGACTCATCAAGCTATTCTTATACATATGATTTTGTTGCAAATGCATATCTTCATAGAACTAACACGTTTCTTGGAACACCAGATCAAAAAGTAAGTAATATAAGTGCTTCTGCAAATATATTTACACCTATTACCAAAACCAACTTTAATTTAAATATAAGTCCTTTATCACAATATTTTGAATTGGTTTCTGGTTATCCAAGAAATCATTATTCTCATAAATTACAACAATTCTCAAAAATAAAATATGGAACCTATGGTAATAGAATTTTTATTAAAGGACAAGAAACATCAGATTCAACGATTAATAGTAATGGTATTAACGATGGAAGTTCTCCTGTTCAATCAACTAACGTCAGTAATGTTACTGTAATAAATGCTAGTAATGTTATTCAAACTGTTCCTTCTTCAACTACTGGTCAAATAGTTTTATCTGGTGGAGGTTCGGCTGGGCCAACCAGACGACCTAGTAAGGGTCCTCCCAGTAGGGGCGGTCCTCCCGGTAGTAGGGGCGGCTCCAGTTAAAATATGGAAAGATGGAAAAAAACACATTTAAGAGAATACTTATAAGAGAAAAGAGAAATTCATATGGGATATATTGACAATCAAACAATAACTGTAGATGCTATTCTTACTAAAAAAGGACGCCAGCTTCTGGCGCAGAATGGAAATCTGAATATTACATCATTTGCTTTGGCAGACGATGAAATTGACTATACACTTTATCAACCAAATCATCCAAATGGTAGTGCTTTTTATGATATTGCTATAAGAAATACACCTGTTTTTGAACCTGTTTCCGATGAAACTCAGGTCATGAAATATAAATTGGTAAGTCTTAATCAAGGCGTTACTTCTATTCCTGTTATCAGTATTGCACAGGATAAAATTTCGGTTGCTAGTAATTATACTGGTCAGATTACCATTGCTCCTTCAACCAATCCACCTTATAATCTTACTCTTGGTTATACAGCAATTCTTGGAAATAAGAATGTTGGTGTTTTGATTGTTTCTCAAGCTAATTCAATTAATTCTGTTTCTAGTACAATACCAGCATTTGCTGGTGATATCAATACATCCAGTTCACAGGTTGTTGTAGGACAAACTTTTATCTTTCTTCCGAATAGTAGTTTAGGTCAAACAACTTCTACGACATTGACAATTATTGGTAATGAATCTGGAGGTAGTTTGAGTATTGAAGTTACAGTAACAGTCCCACTGACGACTACTAATATAACAACATAAATATAATTATATGATATTCAATCAATTTGACCCCACTGATATAGTAGCTGGTAGAACGAGTACCGTTACAAGTGGATTTTGGCCCGAAGGAGTTACCTTCCTAACTCAAAGTTCTTTTCTTGATGACTTTTTTGCACTAACCCAATCAGCAACTACACCATCACCTTCGTTCGGAGCATCAATTTATGATATTCGTAGAACCATGTATTATATTAATATATTTCCAGATACCACAACTTATGGTAATAATGACCCATATTTTTCAGTAGCTTATGGTAATTATTATGGTGAATTTGGAAGTGGTTCTTTTGATTTAGATACTGGAAGTATTTTAGCGTTTGCACCCAAAGCTATTTATACGCAATATCAAAATTTATTGTTGGGAGAAGGAGAAACTGGATTGTTTCAATTTTTATCTGGAAGTTCTGCTAATCCTCAAATGATTACTGGATATGATATATTTGTTATAAATTTTTCCTCTTATAAAATGAAAGACAAAGTTGATGAGGGTCTTTTTGAAATTACATTAACGGGGTCTAATGGTTCTATAACTTTACGAGATGATTCACCATTCTTTTCTCAAGCTTCATCAGTTTATAATTTGATAATAGGGTCTATTAATGGTTCAACGACCACTTTGCCTTCATATCAGGGTATTGGATTATTCTATCCAGAAGATGGTGTAGTTGTATTTAATGCTAAAATTATTGATCAACTCATAGGATTGAGTAATCTTTCAGGAACAGTTGGGCCGCCTAGTCCTAGTGGTGCTGGAACAGTATGTATGTCAAATTATAGTACTGGAAGTATTTCTGGTATACCTATTCTCGGCCAATTATCATTAGTCCCAACTACTGTAAATCATAAAGTATTCTTTTGGGCAATTCAGAATGCAAATAATACAATGAAAGTTCGTAAAACTGAATATGTTCCATCTCAGCATTATTTTGTGAGAGTTAAAAATCTTGATTTTAATTATTCTAATAATCCGACATATGTTTATGATGGTACAGACGGTATTCATGCTGCCGGAACTATATACAATTCTGATTTTATTACAAATCCAACAACATATATTACTACGATTGGTTTGTATGATGCTAGCAATGAACTGGTAGCAGTTGGTAAATTAAGTAGACCTGCTATAAAAACCTTTGACAATGAGCTTTTAATTAAGGTCAGATTGGATTTTTAAAATAATGAAATGCTTAAATCACTTTATAAAGATGATACGCAAACCACACCTTTTGTTGCTACACAAAATTGGGAAGTATCCAATGTAATAAATGAGGATTTAATTCTCATGGAACATAGTGGAAGTGCTGGTCTACCTGTTGCTCTGGAGTATATTGATAATGAACTTTCTGGTCCTATAACTGCTAGTGCTTGTAATATTGCATTGGAACAACAAGAACTTGACTTAGCTTTGTTTAAAGATGGACTAAAAGTTACGGGAATTTTTTATCCTAACTCCGACCCTCAAAATCCAGATGGAACTTATCAACGGTGTGTTTATACACAAATTGCTGGTATGTTTTATAACAATTATCGTGACCCTACAAAAATTTGGGGATTGGAAAACATTGATTTTGAAAATTCCAAAACAAAAAGATTTATAACTGATAAATTCAAAATGTTTGAAATTCCTCAAGCAGTTTTTGGAGAAAAAATGTTACCTAATACTATTGTGATGTATGATACTACAACAGATAATAATTATACTATTGTAGATGATGGTAATGGAAATTTGTTTGCTGGAACTAATTTATTTTCCCGTCAGCAAGAACTTGGTACATATCCAAATAATTTTGTAACTGCTAGTGATAGAGGTTGTGATTGGTATTGGGAATCATTAACACCGAAGCCTTCCCTTTCTTTTATATTTGTTCCCCAAGATTGTATAGGAGCATATGGGTTTCGCTGTATAATAGATGTAAATGGTACACTCTATGGTACCGATGGTAGCAATTTCTTTTCTTCGCCTGATGGATACTATTGGACTTTTATAGGTGATGTCAATGATACAATTGTTAGTTTTATTTATGTAAATTCTTTGTTTGTTGGTGTAGGGAATGATGGTGTAATATATACATCCTCAGATGCCATTGTCTGGTATCAACAAGTATCGCCCACACTATCCAATTTACAATCAATAATTTATGCAAATGGACAATACGTTGCTGTAGGAACCGGCGGTACTACAATTCTTTCATTGAATGGAACTTTATGGACAAAACATGATTCTCCCGTAGGAAACGACCTGTATAGCGTAATTTACGCTCAAGGACAGTATGTCGCAGTTGGACGTGGTGGAATTGTTATCACGTCAACAAACGCTACTTTGTGGTCAGTCCAAATTTCTGGAGTAAGCAGTGAACTTCACCAAGTTATTTATGACGGCAATAACTTTGTTGCTGCAGGTTTTGGGGGTACTATTATAGTATCATCGAATGGAACTCTATGGAATATTCGAAGCAGCGATATCACAAATGACTTATATACTGTTCTATTTGATAATGGTGTGTATTACGTAGCAGGTTTAAATAATACTTTTTACCAGTCAACCGATACTATTGTATGGACGCCAGTTGTCCATGAACATTTTTCACCGGAAGTACGGGGACTTCTGGCCTATGGAAGTTCCATTATAATTGGAAGACAATATACTACTGATTAAATATGATAAAATCACTTAAAAAGTATCAAGTTCAATCTACACCTTTTAGTGCAATAAAAGCATGGTCAGTTAACAACACTGATAATTCCGACTTGCTTTTACTGCCTATGGGTACGCAATCAGTTGTTACTCTTGCATTACAATTTCTTGATTATGGTAATGGAAGTTCTTCTCCAGTTTTAAATATTTCGTGTAGTTTAGCATTAAATCCGGCACCATATGATTTAGCTACAATAGAACAAGGTTTAAATGTTACAGGTTCATTTTATCCTGATTCTGACCCTGTGAATTTGGATGGAACATATCAGAGGTCCATTTATTATCAAGTTAAAACAGCGTTTTATAATACTTACTATGACCCAAGTAAAATGTGGGGTATTGAAAATATTGATTTTGAACTTTCTAAAACCAAACGATTTTTATCAAATGGATTTTGGCTGATTGATATTCCAAGATATTTATATGGAGATAAAATCTTACCGAATACAATTACGATGTATATTGATACTTATGATAATCCATACACTGTAATGGATGACGGTAATGGAAATTTGTTTGCTGGAACTAATTTATTTTCTCACCAACAGGAAATAGGTTATTTTTCAAATACATTTAATGCAAATGCCAGTTCATCTGGATGTAATTGGTATTGGGGAGTATAATTTGAAAATTATTTTTTATATGGATAGTTATAGTTATGATTGCAAATATTTATAACCAAAATTTTGGATGGTCTGTAGCATGCGATGGATATTGGGCAGCAGTGGGAAATCCTAGTTTATTTCGTTATGACCCAATGACAAGTAGCCTTACCAGAACAGGTTCCGTAGAAGTTTATAAATATAATATAAATTCAGATATTCATGATTATAAAACAACTCTTTTTCGCCCTTTAACTCCATCCGAATTGATTTTGTTAACAACAGAATATAATAATCCTTTTCCAACAGGTCCAACCGATTATATACAAACAGAATATACAGGTTCCATCCCTTATACTGCAGACTTGGATTTGTCTGTTGATACGGGATTATATTATACAGCTTCGGAAGATGGATATGGATTATCATTAGATTTACGTAATACTTTATTAGCAATAGGAAATCCATACTTTACAAGTACATTTACATTTATAACGGAGTCTTTTGTTTTTACAGGGTCGGGATATGTTGACCTTTTTGATGTTTCAGTATTAGATATAGACCCTTATGCTAAGAGAATACCACCTACAATTACCAGTTATTTCTCTTCATCACTAAATGGGCCTGTGACTGTTCAAGCAAATGTTCCATCAGTACAAAATTATTCATTTGTATTACTTCAATCATTGGATTTATTGACTCCGGGAGCTAATTGGATAAACGTGTCAATAGCATCAACATCAAATAGTGGTGGTAATGTAAACATACAAACATTTTATACAAATACAGACCTTGTAAATTTAAGTCTAAGAACAGTTGGAATAGTTGGAACAAATCCATACTTAACGACAATATATAATCCAAATCCTGTCATAACATCTTCCTTTGGGTATTCTGTTTCATTAAATGATGAATGGTTGGCTGTAGGTTCACCTCTTGAATCAGGAAGTATGGGAGCAGTATTCATGTTTAGAAAATTGGATGAAAATAATCTGAGTTGGTCGTTTTTTCAAACGTTACCACTACCTTCCGATATTGATGTAGATGATGATTTTGGTGCTAGTATTGGAATGAATAAAGCATCATCCTCTTTTAGTTGGAGTATGGTTGTTGGAAGTTTGAAATCAAGTGAATCTAGAGCTTATATTTATGAATTTGATGGAACTGAATGGAATAATACGTTTACTTTGTATCCTGATAGTGGTTCTATTTATCCACTTCCATTTTATCCTACTTTTCCTATAGTTTTAAATTATCCGAATGTTAATGATTCTTTTGGTCATTCTGTTTCGATGTATGGTAATACAGTAATGGTAGGAGCACCAACTGACAGAACTATACAAGAATATGAAAATGACAGTTTATCATATACACAAGGTTCTGTTTATTTCTTTGAAAGATGTGCTAATGCAAACTATGGATATTATTTGGCTAGAAAATCATATGGTAATGAAAAGATTATCAACAATAATATGTTAGGTTGGTCGGTGAGTGTTTATGATCAATATGCTGTAGCAGGAGTTCCAAAAATAAATGCTTTATCTTCTTCAATTTGTTATCTTCGAGGTTCTTTATTCCAAAAATGGTTTTGTGGAGATAGTCCTGATGCTCTTTTAAATGGGCAATTTATTTTATATAACAAAAACACAGGTTCTATACCCGACACAACTAATATTGATTGGGATATATCCAATATTTATCAAGTTAAAAAACAGTTTTTGTCACCATATCGTGTGTATGGGTGGGATGCAAATATTAGTAATCAATTCATCATAATAGGTTCTCCTATGTTGATATCAGGGTCAAACACTATCATGGATTTGAGTCCTTTTACGGGAAGCTTTACTGGTAGTGTGGATGTTATTGGCGACCTTAGTGGAAAATCTTACATTTATAATCTTAAAAATCTTCGCCCAAATTTTTATGTTGGTAATGTTTTTTATAGAAACGGTAAAATGGTTATTATGACTTCTGGTTCAAATTTTGAGGGATTACAACTCAGTAATACTGTTAATGAATATGATTATGATATAGAATTCACATCTTCTCAGACCATATTTGAAAAACAAGTTGTTTGTCCTGTTGATATAGGAGAATTTAACGTTAGTACCAATCCAACAGCAATTATATTTCCAAATGCCGAATTTGATATAAATCAAAATGGCAAATTTGATTTTCAAGATGCAGATGTATTACTTAGGTATATGGCCTACAAGAATACTGAAGTAACAGGACAACCAAATACTGATTGGAGTTCTTCAATTGTTGATACTACTACAAATGAAGAACCAGCTGTGTTTAAGATGTATTCATCTTTTTGGGTTGGAACAGATAATTTATTTGCCTCAAGTTATTCCACCATAAATAATACTATGTATGGAGATTTGGATTTTAACAATGATAATAAAATTGATAATAATGACATGTATATTTTGTGGAAATACTTTATTTACAGATTAACACAGAAAAATTATAATCTTTATATTACTCCAAATTCACAGAACAAATTTTTGGCTAATATTCTTGATTATATGAATAGTAAAACTCTTCGTGGTCAACCACCGATGATTAATCCTACCTTTTTAGAATATGAAAGTTTAGTCAAGCAGGACCCAACGGGTTCATATTTGGCACCTACAGTAACTTCAATTGGATTATATGATGGATGTGATTTAGTAGCCATAGCAAAATTGGGTTCGCCAATCAAAATTACCCCAGATTTTCCTATTAATTTTGTGGTGAAAATAGATTTCTAACTATATTTATAAACAACGGAGACATATTATATGCCAACACCAATTACAAGACCATCATTAACAACAACCCTAGCAGAGAGATATGAAACTCAACCTGTTGGTGGAGCATTTGATGCTAGAGATATTATTGAAAGCGGAGTAGATGCATTATTTGCAAGTATGCAGGGTGCAGAATTTCAAGTAAAAAATGGATTTTTAACCAAAGAACAATTGGAAGTTTCTGATTTTATAAATGATGGAAATGGATTATCCATATATGTTCAGGGATTGGATACTAAAAAATACGATTCAGCTATTGGTTAAATTTAATTAAAAGTTTTATAAAATCCTATATATTATTGTTATATAGGATTTTATTATGTCCAATATTGTTTTAGGTCTTGATGCATCAACATCCATAGTTGGGTGGGGATTTGCACAAAGTGGTTCAGTAATGGATGCTGGTTTCCTTAATGTTTCAAAATTTGAAACTAACAAGGAAAAAGGAAAATTTGTTATAGATTTTTTGTTAAAACATTCTTTAATCACTTCAGTTGACCATATTAATCTCGAAGCTGCATTGTCAGGATTTGGTGGTGGCCTTACTTCTCAACAAACTATTATTACTCTTTCAAGATGGAATTCTGTGTTTGAATATATGTTGTCTGAATATTTCAAATTTCCAATTGCTCTTTGTAATGTTAATACTATGAGAAAAAAAGTATTTGGTAAAGCAAGGATAAAAGGAATCAAACCCAAAGATTATGTTAAACAACAAATCCCTTTGATAGTACCTAATATATCCAAGTTTGAGAAATTAAATAAACGGGGTAAGTGGGATGCGCATAATAGTGATATGTATGATGCTATAGTTTGTGCTTTATTTGGCTAATCAATATATTTATAAACTATATGCCAAATTACGACAAATACACTTTAGCAGGCAAACAACCTTGGCAAACATGGACCCAACTCGTTGAGTATGTTACAGAATCTTCGTCTTTTACGGATGGTTCGGGAAATGTATTGACTCAAAGTATAAATTTAACTGCAAGTAATGCAATTAGTTCTAGTTATACCATTACTTCTTCATTTGATTTTATATCAGTAATGTCAATTACTTCTTCATTTGCTACTCAGTCTATTAGCGCAAGTTATTTAAGTGGTTCTGCTACTGGTTCATTTACAGGGTCATATACTGGTTCATTTTATGGAACTGCTTCGTGGGTAATTAATGCTATTTCTTCAAGTTATTTGAGTGGTTCATCAACAGGCTCATTTATGGGGTCATTTACAGGTTCATGCGTTGGGACTTCTAGTTGGGCAAATAATGCAATCACAGCATCTCAAGGTGCTTTTGCTTGGGCAAGTATGGTAACTTCTTTAACTTCATCTGCGATAAGCAAATCATATAATTGCTATCTTTCTCGTTCAAGTACTGGAATGTATTGTATTGGTTTTAACAATCCAGCAGCAAGTATTTATTATGCAGCAATCTTTAATGGATGGAGTGGTAGTAGTTCTTCATCTGTAACTGCTTCGTTTGGAGTTCCTTTTAATATGAATCCGGAAGGATTTACAATGTCAACAGTTTTACTTACCGCTTCAAATGCTATAGCTGATTTTGTTTCTGGAAGTTTAGTAGTGTTTAGTTATTAAAAATATTTGACTCTCAACTTTTTATAATTTAGCATTTCTTAGATGCTAAAGGAATCACAATTATTTTCTCTTCTTGATAAGGTATTGAACCAAATTTCTTATATCCGGAAGGGTGAAGAAGCAGTTTATTTCTGTCCATTTTGTTCACACTATAAAAGAAAATTGGAAGTCAATGTTAGAACTCAAGAATGGCATTGTTGGGTTTGTAACTCTTGTGGCAGGTCCATTAGTTCGCTTTTTTATAAACTTAAAGTCAAAGAAGCTTATTTTGATGAATTGTATAAAATTGTAGGGAAATCGTGGAAGCGAATTATAACAGAAGTAGAGCGACCAAAAAATTTATCTTTACCAAACGAATTTATACCTCTTTGGAAACCATCAAAATCGTTTGATTATGGACATGCTATAGAATATCTTGGAGATAGAAGAGTTACAATGGATGATATTCTTCGTTATAATATTGGTTATTGTGAAGAGGGTATCTATAAACAAAGAATTCTAGTTCCATCCTATGATAAAGATGGTAATGTAAACTTTTTTGCAGCTAGAGCTTACCATGAAGGAAATTGGTATAAATATATGTTACCACCTTGGTCCAAAGATATTATTGGATTTGAGTTATTTGTGAATTGGCATGAACCCATAACATTAGTGGAAGGCACGTTTGATGCAATGTCAGTTAGAAATAATGCAATACCTCTGTTCGGAACTACATTACCATTTTCCTTAAAACTGGCAGTTGTATCTAATAAAGTTAAGAGGGTTAATATTGTTTTGGATAATGATGCATTAAAACAAGCAGTGGATATTTTTGACAGAATTGAGGATTTACAAGTTAATCAAATTGATATTCATTTAATCAGATTGGGAGAAAAAGACCCATCTATTCTTGGATTTGAAGCAGTAAATGAATTGATTGAGAAGTCAAAAGCTTTTGATTTTTCGGACATAATTAAAGCAAGACTTGATAGATAAAGATTATAGAAAATGTTATAAAATTTATTGATAACAATTTGGTTAAACCGTATATTGAAATGAGAATGAATGGGAAATCGTGTAAAGAATTTAGTGAATATATTATGTCTGCTATGAATAAATTTAGTGTAAAAGAACAAGAAACATTACAACTTTTATTTATGCTTAGAATTGCTCTTCTTACAATAAAATCATTGAAATGATGAAAAGTTTAGAACTAAATTGGATTCGTAGAAAGGTAGATAAAACCATCCCTTTCCCAGAAGTGTTGTTTTTTCCATTTACTAGTGGTAGAGCTGGTAGTTATTACAATCCATCCCCGAAGAATGAAATATATGATATTGATGGAAAGCCCCATTCTCTAAAATATGGTGCAATTGTTGTTAGCAGTAAATATGACAATAAAGTACAGAAAAATATTATTGCACATGAATGGCGTCACCATTGGCAATACTTCAAAGGTATAGAAAAAGAAACGCCAAAATGTAAAGCTACCCAAATAACAAAAGAAAATTATAATGATATAGCAAGATTGTATTTTACCACATCAAAAACTGAATTAGATGCTCTTCGATTCTCATATATTCATGCAGGGTTTCTTAGCAACTATGAACCTTGGGAAGAATTATTTTACGATTTAATAAAGGATTTAAGAGTAAAACCTATTATAACTTATGGCAATCAAGCACTTAATAACAAATAAAAAATTCAGCCATATAGTTCATTTATCGGACATTCATATTCGGCTCACAAAAAGACATGAAGAATATAAAGAAGTATTTTCAAGACTGTTTGATAAAATATTAAAAACGCCATTAACAACTGCAATCTTTGTTATTGGTGATGTAGTTAATAGTAAAATTGATTTGAGTCCTGAATGTGTGGATTTAGCTGCTGATTTTTTGTTTGAGTTGGCCTCACTACGACCTACTGTTCTTGTTGCAGGTAATCATGATACAAATCTGACAAATCGCAATAGAATGGATAGTTTAACTCCTATTGTGGATGCATTAAATCATCCATCTCTTTTCTATCTCAAGAAATCAGGTCTTTATGGATTAGGTAATATTTGTATAAATAACTATAGTGTATTCGATTCACCTGACAAATACATGGAGAAACGGTATATACCTGATATTTATAAAAACCAATATGAATATTTCATTGTTACATATCACGGACAAGTTGATGGAGCTAAAACAGACCTTGGGTTCACTCTAACCAATCCTTTAATTACTACTCATACATTTGATGGTCATGATATCGTTTTATTGGGTGATATTCACAAAGAACAAACTCTTCAAATATATGACGAAGAAGAATCCAAACCTGCTATAAGATATGTGGGGTCACTTATTCAACAAAAACACGATGAACCCATAAAGGGCCACGGTTATTCGTTTTGGAATTTAGGGCAAAGAGATTATATTCATTCAGACATTCCAAATGATTATGGGTTTTTAAGTGTTCTTCTTAATAATGGCGTCATTTCTACCTCTTTGAATAACCTTCCTAAGAAGGCTAGAGTTCGTTTTCAGCTAAAAAATACAATGCCTACCGAAGTCAAGGAAGCTCTGACTCACGTTAGGCAACTGACGGAAGTTGTTGAATCATGTTATCAAAAGTTGGATTCAGGAATTTCTTTAGCGAAGATTTCAACAGCTAATGGCAATGTGATTTTGGGTAATATTAACGATAAAAACTATCAAGTTGACCTTCTAAAAGAATTTCTGAAAACTAAACTTAAAATTATCGACCAATCCTTTATTGATGGAATCATCAAGATAAATGATGAAATGAATGATTTGGTAAAGAAAGATGATTTTGCCAGAAATATTCGTTGGATTCCAATCAAATTTGAATGGGAAAACATGTTTTCTTACGGTGAAAAGAATATTATTGATTTTACAAAAATGAGGGACCTTGTAGGTTTATTTGCAGCAAATACTTCTGGAAAGTCCAGTATATTTTCTGCAATGACATTTTGTTTATTTGATAAATGTGAAAGAGAATTTAAAGCAGCCAACATAATGAATGTTCATAAAACCAGTTTTAATTGTAAATTTGAATTTGAAATTGACGGTAAAAGATACTTCATTAAACGAGAAGGTAAAACTGATAAAAAAGATAAAGTCAAAGTTGATGTTCGTTTTTGGAAAATTAAAAATGGCCAAGAAGTGGATTTGAATGGTGAACAAAGAAAAGATACAAATGAAATTATTAGAGAATATTTGGGGTCTTATGATGATTTTGTATTAACTTCCTTGAGTGTTCAGAGTGGTAAAAACAATGCTTCCATTATTGATATGGGTGATACAGACCGCAAAGATTTGTTTGCTCAGTTTATGGGATTAACAATATTTGATAGACTTTACACAGAAGCTAATCAAAAGCTAAAAGAACAAATTGTAACTCTCAAAGCCTATAGAAATGATGATTATACGCAAAAATTGGTGAATTATACCAATCTTCTTGGACAGGCTGAAGGTTTATATCATGATGAAACTGAAGTATTGGCTGAACTTGGAAAGATTAAGGAAAGAATTCAACAGAATATTTTAGACGAAACCCGAAAATTGATTAAAATTGATTATGAAATACCTCTTTTGTCAGCAAGTCAGTCCCATTTGGATAAAGCTAAATTGAATATAACCATTAAAAAATCGGAC